TAGTACCTCCTATTTAATATTTTGTGTTAAGCCACCGTATGCTTGCCAATAATTAGGGAAATCTTGGTAGTTTTGGTCATGCACCCGCAAACCTTGGTTTGCTTGACCATAACCTTTGATATAGTCAATAGCACCAGCATTATTTGTCAGTGCACCACCGATTGTATTAGCATTTAAACCAAATGCATTACGATAACCACGACCAGCTAAATCAGCTTGAATATTCATAGCTTGATTTTGTAAATCTTTATTTTTTTCATATTCAGGGTTTTGATATAAACCTTGAAGATTTGTTAAGCCAGATGTAAAACCTTGTTGACGTGCCAGTTCTTCTTTTTGAGCTTGGTTGTTAGCTTCACGAAGAGCACCACGGTCAAGACGGTTATTAAACATCATTCCACCGATAATACCAGCTAAATTGCCTAATTGTGTTTGCCAGTCATTATCTCGAACTTGAATTACTTGCATTTATGCCTCCTAGAACGACTCTGCGTAAACACCTTCTGCCAAGAACATATTATCGTCAGTGTCTAATACTAATTCAAATACTTCTTCCTTGTCTTCTGTATCAAGAATGAATTCAATACGCTCAAATCCATCTTTTGTTTCAACTTTATCACCTTCAGACAATTCAGATAACTCTTTACGACCATCAGGTGTGTTAAATACTTCTGTGCTAGTTGTGCGAAGTTTATGATTGTGAGTAACAAGTAAGAAGATTTGTTGCATGCCCATGTTTCTATTTTCAGAGACAGTAGCGTAACCATTACGTGTTTTAACTTTATCTCCTTCTTGAATAGAGCCAATCGCTTGTTCACTACCATCAGCCATTTCAACCATTACATAAGATGGGAAACATGCTATAATAGAACCAGCTAAGGATAATGCACCACCTAAGAAGCCACCACTAGAAGATTGTGTGGCAAATGTTCTACCATTATTTAACTGACCTTGCGTTGCTAATGCTTGGTTAGTAGCTTGGCTTTGACCTTGTGCTAATGATAAAGAGTTTTGTACAGGTGTAAACGATGCTTGATGTGCTCTTTGTGCATATTCGATAGGAGTAGACGCATATCTCATACGTTGGTCCATTAAGCCAGCTGCTGTTTGTAAATTCTTATCATAATCTTGAGACATTTGAGCTGCAAAGTTTTTCTGTACATCATTTGTAGTTGTATTAAATCGAGAACTGTCAACAACACCACGTTGTGCTAAGTTAGCTAAGTTTTTACCCATCGTATTTTCATACATACGATTAAAGTAGTTTTGTTTGGCATTAGCAAATACGTCTGGCAAGATGCCTCTGCTAAGAGGAGTAAACTCATTCTTAATTTGTTGCATTTCTGCTGTTTGGTCATTATATAATTTTTGCCAATCAGGTGTAACAATATTACTAATGTTATCTGTGCCATATTTTACAAGTGCATCAATACTTGGTTGAATTGAGTCTATATATCTACCCTGCAACGCTATTAGCTGGCGTTCTTCTGGTGTTAATTGGCGTTCATGGAATTCAGTCCTTGACTTGCCCATTTATACCTCCTTTGTAAAATAGTAATACGTACCGTTTTCGTCTGTTCTTTCTTCGTATTCACACTGCGCTAATCTAGCGTATGCTTTGGGATTACGTGTATCAGTATATGAAGATACCCGTTTTAATCCTAATTGTTTAGCCATAGATTGAACATGTTTCCACCCCTCAACAATAGGGACACCACATCCAATATCAATCTCTAGTGTATCATCTATAATACCAAAGGTTAAGAACGAACCATCTTCTCTTAACCAAACTAGAGGATGGAATAGGTAGTCCCAATCGTCAAGATAACTACGACCGACACGTTTTTGATATTCATCTATATGTTTTTGTATATTAGCTGTAAGGGCTATCGCCATTTTTATGAGCTCCTTTCAAGAAGTCATTCTGGTCTCTACCCTTTCTACGCCGTGCTGATTTTCGCCTCCCCCTTGTTGCAGAGGAGTCACTAACCATACTTTCTCTTTCTAATACTATATCAAAAGAGATATATTTAAAGATAATTGGGTCATCTGTTTCAAATTTAAACCGAAGAATTGGGGAAAGAATTTGTGTTTTAAATTCCCTTTGTAGTTCTGTTGTTGTCCATTTGTGCGTTAATTGTACATCATTGATGTAAATATATCCACGACCGTCATTTTGTTCAGATTGAATGTCAATATACGTTCTATATGCATTAAGGTTGTGAGTATCTCTCATTTCCTTAGATTGAATAAGTTGGTGAATGGAATAACCATTGTCGGTTGTATATTTAAAATCAAATTCGTAAATAGCACCATGCGTATCGTCTGTATTCATAGCTAATAATACATGGTATTGATTTTCACAAATTGATGTAACATTATAAGGGAAAATCCATTTAGTATAGCCACCAGTCCAATAGTGGTATACGAACATTTCTCTACTGCAAGCACCACTAACTACCATTTGTTTTGTCCTTCGCAAGTCAGAAATAAATGGTTTAGTAACATTTTCTTTAAGTTCTGGATTGATATTATCACCAATATCCATCACATTAAAGTTAGCATATACCTGAGAACTTTTAACAGATTTTAAACCACGAGTGGAAACGAATACAATATCAGAGTTAATATTATCACAAGCGTGCCTACTTACAACATCGGAATTATTAGCAAGTAGAGTAATAGACCATTCTTCTGGTTCATTTTGAACGTCATATATATAGCCATTGCTTTTAAATACTAAGACATCAGAAGCTAATTCAGCTACAGCAATAATGTCTCCACCATCACCATAACCAACATTAACATCTTTACGTGCCGAAGCATCATTACTATTTTCATTCCAGCTTGTTACGTCACCAATAGCGGAATAAATTAACAAATCAGAACCTGTTTTAGCGACAACTACACGAGATGAACGTGTAAAGACAATATCACAATTAGGACTACCTTCAATTACTTTAAGTGTTTGGTAATTGTATTCTTGTAATTTAGAGCCACTTGCGATTAACAAAGAGCCTTTCCATTTACAACAAGAAGGGCGTTCCGCATCCCCATTAATTTTACCAATTAATATAGGTTGTTTGCCAAATTCATAACGATACACTTCTTTGTTTTTAAGAAATACAAAGAAATCATTCATTTCGTAATCATTATATACATGAGCAACAGGAGAATTGAAAGAAGCTAGAGGGGTACTTAGACCCCTCCGTGTTCTTAATTTACTACCTACTACATCAAACTCCATGTTTTCTAGGCGAACAACTTCATTGTCTTTAATAAACTCAGGAGACTTAGCAATATTCATGCCGCCAGTTAAATCATCTAATTTGACGGTAACAATTTTTTTAGTTTTACCACGTTTTTGAGCCACATTACCTCCTAATTTAATTTATATTTTTTAAGAAACTCAAGTCTATCAGCAGGAGTTTCGCTACGTTTTTTAAGATATTGAGAGTATCTATTCCAATAGGAAGACGCCTTGAAACTATCATAAGCAGAATCTAAGACAGAAATGATTAACTTTTCTCCACGTGATATATATGTATTAATTACGCTGTTAGTATATGAACTTACAGGTATTGCTTGCGGTGTGTCAAGAACAACTGTTAATGCTGGTGCATCTGACAGATAATTACTTGGTAGAACAGGAAATTCTTGTAAGTCTTTACCGAAGTATATTTGTGTAATTGAACTGGCATATTGAAACGCAAAAACATATAGATTACTAATTTTAGGTAATACAACTGTTGTGGTTCCTGCACCACCTACACCAGCACTGATTGAAGTTACTTCAGGTAAATATATATTTGCTATATTTCCCATATAACAAAATGAGCGACAACTTTGTAATTTAGGTACATCGACATCTCCAACGGTTGCTGATTTCAATATATCAGAACATGAAACTAAATTAGGTACTGAACATTTATTTATGATAGCAGCTTCCAATATGCTGTTTGTATCTACTGATACTAGATTTGGAAATGAAAGATGATTAAATTTTATACCTTGTCCAAAATTATCTGGCAATTCTGTTGTGTTATCATTCCAGTCTAATTCCTTAGTTCTATATAATATTGAATGTATTACATCTTGTTCATTAACACCACCACTAGCACTAATACTCTTAATTTCGTCTGGAAATTTAGAAAATCTACCTTTTGAGTCTACGCCTTTAGTACGAATTGCATCAGCAATTGCTTTTTTTGTTTTATTGAGTTCTTCAACACTTACAATTACACTTTGAATATCCATAAAACCTCCTATTGGTTTAATTTATCAAGAGCTGTTTTAAGGGCTGTTAAATCTGCTTCGTATTTAGCCTTAGAAATAAATGTATCATCTGTTTCTTTTTTTGTATATAATGTTTTAGAAGCATTATCAAAATCTTTAGTTGTTAAAATAACACGAGATGCTGTACCGTCCCACCATGTAATGCGTGACGCTGATAAAGCCATTGGTTTATCTTTATTGCCAACCTCTACGCCATTACCGTTATTAAGTTTAATTAAACCCCATTCTACACCAGATGTATCTTTACCCGTTAATGGAGTATTATTGGCTAATGCTGGCACACTTGGAGGAGTGTAATTGATATTGTTAAAGTATTTTGTGTTTGAACTATGTTTATATACTTCCACTTTACCATTACGGTTTACAGTAAAATACACCTCTCCATTATAGATAGCAAAATCTTCAACTTCCAGTGTAGATGTTACTTCTGTATTAGTAACATTATCATCTATGTTCTCAATAATATAGCCACCAACAGAAAATACAATACTTTGACCGTTATATAACGCACCATTTGTATCTTGACTTGTAGAAATAATTGGCATTGTTTTTGTATTTACCAATGTTCTATTTTCGTTATAATACTGAATAGTACGTTGCTTTGTTGTACCAGTATATAAGATAGAAACAAATTTGTTTGAAGCTTTATCATAGGCTAGATTGAAGACTTTATTAGGGAAATTGACAGTTCCTTCTATTGCCATATTGGTGTTCATAACAGCAACCTGATTAGGATTTACAGCACCATTTGTTACATAGATTTTACCTTTATAAGAACATAATGTGTTGCAATGACCCAATCTATTTTTATCTGTAAATGTTTGTTTGGACATTAAAGTAGAGAAATCAGCATTGTATTTATAGAACACTTGTTTAGTATTGTCACTATTTACACAAGCAATATAAAAAGCATTTGCTTCTTCATTATATGTAAATCCTTGGCATTGGTTTACACCACTGTCTAATGGGATTTCTAACACTTTAACAATATTAGCTGCACTTTTGAAAAGTGTTGGTTCTGCACCTTTAAGACTTTTAATAAAATCAGCTTCTGTACCTGTATTACCAAGACCTAGCCAAGATTGGTATGCACTCTTACCATCACTGCCTTTTGGACCTACTGGACCTATATCACCTTTTTGACCATTAGGACCTACTGGACCAGTTAAACCTTGTGGTCCTCTTTCACCTGCATCTCCTTTAGGTCCTGCTATACCTTGTGGTCCTTGTGGTCCTGCATTACCTTGTAAACCTTGTGGACCTATTGCACCTCTAGGACCTTGTGGACCTGTTGGACCTATAGGACCTTGGGGACCAATATCACCTTTATCACCCTTTACGCCAGTCATAGTTGTTAAATATTCTAAAGCTGTATCTGTTTTGACAAATACCTTACCGTTATCAGCGTCATTAGAACGTATCATAACTAAACTATTTTGTGCAAATGTACCAATTTTGCTATTCATAACAGCTACTGATGGTTGGATAGAGCTGATTTTGAAAGGTTCCCCTCTTTCACCTCTTGGTCCTTGTAGACCAGTAGGACCGATTGGACCAATAGGACCACGCTCACCTTGTACGCCACGTGGACCTTGAGGACCCGCTTCACCACGAATACCTTGGATACCTTGCAATCCTTGAGGACCAGCAGGACCTACGTTACCTTGCTCACCTTTAGGTCCAATAGGACCACGTTCGCCTGTATCGCCTTTAGGACCAGTTAAACCAGTAGGACCAATAGGACCTTGGGAACCTGTTTCCCCCTTTGGACCTACATCACCCTGTAAGCCTTTAGGTCCTGTTAAGCCTTGAATGCCTTGAGGACCTTGTGGACCATCATTACCTTTTGGACCGATTGGACCTTGAGGACCTATATTGCCAGCAGGACCTCTTTCTCCAGTTTCACCCTTATCACCTTTAGGACCTTTTAATTTTTCCAATTGTGCAGGAGTGAAATCTTCAAATTTAAAATCTTTACCATTTTTGCCATCTTTCCCATCACGATTATGATTAATCGTAATATTAGGAGTAGCAGCTTGTATAATTTTAATAATTTTATCAGCCATATATACCTCCTAGTGGAAAGAAATTCCGGGACTTACAATAAATTTACCTTGTACAATACGCTCTTTTCGTCCATTTGTATTAGTTTGCTGAACATCATAATAGTACGAGTTAGTTTCACCATAGTATTCGCCATCGGTATCAATGTTACCAGTAACTTCAGAAGAGAAATTAATATTTAAAACACCTTTAGGTGCGTCACCAATTACACATTCTGCTTCTGCAATGACTTCTTGGCTCTCTGCTGTTTCTCTCACTTTACAAGCAAATTTATAACCAGTAATATCAATCGGCACATTCTTACTATCACTTACAATCATTTGCAAAGAATAGTCGTCGCCTTGATTAACAGTAATGTCATATACTGGTACAGTAGATTTAAACTTTGCCATTATTCAGCTCCTTTTCTTTCTTCGTAAGTACCTTGTGCTGTATTATATTTAGAGTTAATTAATTTATTAGCAACTTGTGTCATAGGACCACCACCTGCCGCCATTGTAGCAAGTGTTTCGTAATGGTCCCATCTAGCGTCAAAGAATACTAAGTAAATTGTAACACCAATAAATAGCAATACAAACAAGACAGAAATTGTACGAGTGAGGGATAAACCCCCATTCTCATACATTAACATTTCAAGAATACGCTTCAAGATTTTATCACCTCTTTGGTTTCCTTGATAAATTTACGCAACTCTTTAAACCATTTAAAGGCTTCTGCGTCTAGTTCATTTAATTTTTCAATAATAGATACAATCTCGCATAACATCGGTGCCAACATGAATAGCATTGATAAAAGTGCATCTATTCTAAATCCCATAACAGGGACATCAGGTAATGACCATGCTGTAGCTGCGAGAGTGAAGAAAATAGGATATTCAAAAGATACTTTAGAGAATAAAGATTTACGGAACGCTTTACTAACTAAAAATCTCTTTGTTTTCCCATTTGAGAGAGTAACAGCCCCCCAACCAAGGAATAATGCTTTAAACATATTCCATGTAGTGCATTCTTTACCAACTGCTTTATTATATTCAACAAGTTCAATAACAAACCGTAATAGAATATCTATTAACAATAGAATTGTTACGGCTAAAATACAGAAAATAATATCATATACAGCATTATCTGGTGTACTATGATATAAATAGAAAAGAATGCTATCCCTTGGTGGTGGCAGCATTATTTCAATCATTTAACCTCCAATCTCAATTATGACTTTTTAAGATTACTAACATCAGCAACCAACAATCTTAACCGTGAGTCCATATCTGCATCTGCCACTCTATCTGGTGCAGATACATTTGGTTGCCAAGTTGAGCCTAATGTTAATGTGTTGCCATTTTTGATTGATACGCCATAAGATAAGTATTCTGCTGAGTAAACACCGTCCGACGGACCAAATGGTGAAGGAGGAGTATTCAACACACATACAGCAATAGATTTTGCATCATATGAACGTGTAATAATGTCATTCTCAAATTTTATATAGCGTTCATCACTTGGGTCCTGAAACGGTTTACAAACATTAATATCAACATCAATATAGTCTAATATACGCAATGCTGGGTATTCAGAGTCAAATAAAATGGCTCCGTTCTCGTTAAAAACTTGTAATCCAGCTCTAGTTTTATCGACATTTATAGGAATATAGTTATCAAATATATAACAATCGACACCTGATGGGTCTGGCGATAGATTTTGCGGATGCGTATGCATTTTATAATGTGGATACACCATACATGTTTGACGACTAAACGCTGACGCAATAACGCAATCTTCATTGAGTGGTTTGATAAAATTCAAATACATTTGTCCGTCATTATTGATTGCTACTCTAGTATTAAAATAAAGACTAGCAACCTTCGGAACAATGTCGTGTAATTTAAAATTTCGATATTGGTCATTAATAATAACTTGATTATTGTCGTTATAAACTTCTAGGTGTGTATATCCCATATTAATATTCTCCTATAAACAAAATAATAGCAAGTGTGTCATTGTCAAAGAAATGGTTATTAATACGATTATATTCCCAATAGACTGTATCATTATCAATCCAAGTTTTAATAAATTTTGTTGTTGGGAATTGACCATTATATAAAACAGACACAAAAGGGATAATATATATTGTTGTATTATCTTGCTTTCCTTCAATTTTAACATGCCCAGTCCATGATGTACAAGGTACACACATTAAAGAACGAGTGAGTCTGTGTTCTGTTGACAATATTTTATCTCCATTTTCATTATATATTTCTATTCCTTGTGGCATACTTTTGTGCCTCCTTAATTTTATAATAGCAACAACACCAATAATTATGCATATAATACAAACCAATAGTAATATCATTAAAATACTCCTATTCGTACTCTAAGACGATTGTTTTCGTCATATACTTCAATTAAGTTATCTTTAATAACTGTTCTGGCACCAGTATCTGCTGTTTTAAGTTCCCCGATACGTGCCGTGATAGATGATAAACTATCTACTTGTAATTTATCACTAGTAATAGAACCAGCCTTTATTTTATTTGTATCAATAGAACCAGCTTGAATTTTATCACCGCTAACACTGTTAGCTGCAATTTTATCACCAGAAATACTACCTGTAATAATTTTATCGCCTGTAATTGTGTTAGCTTTAAGTTTATTACCAGTGATAGTACCAGTGGCTATTTTCTCGGCTGTAATTTCTCCAGTTTTAATCTTATCTGAAGTAATAGCATTAGCTGCAATTTTATCACCTGTAATAGCATTTGCTACTAACTTATCAGTAGTAATAGCACCATCTGCAATCTTTGTACCAACAACTGCTTTATCACCAATATATTTTGCGACAATTACACCCTTATCAAATACTGTTCTGTCTGTAATGTGTACAGCATCTGGTGGAATTTCTTCCACTGTACTTGTTGTTACTGGACTAGATAACTCGCCATTACCAAAAACATCAGTGTAGCAAATCTTGATAGTGTAGTTACCAGTAGAACAATTAAAACTAAACTTGTTATCAGCCACAAAATGTTCTTCATTATTAATATAAATTTTAGCTCCTATACAATCTTCTGGAATACTTGCAAATGTGATATATAGACCTTCAAATACAGGTGTAACATTAATGTGAGTTGGAGCAGCAGGAACAGATTTAGAATAATTTAAAGTAGTTGGAGCAGAATAAGAATTTCCAACACCTTTATTATACAAGTAGGCTGTACCGACACGTGCATATGGTAAAGAGGTGGAATTCCAACCAGTAGTTAAGTCTAACCGATTATGTTCTTCTCCTACATTGGCATCTAAACGTAATTCTGTCCATTGGTAGTCATTTTGTGGGTGCTGTTTCCATGACCAATAAGCACCACGTTTATCAAAAATTACTGTAAATTCGTATGGTGATTTAGGGATATGGGTTGCTTCAGAAACATAGTAATATGTTACAGGTGCATGGACTTTTTCTGACAAAGCATTACGAATATCCCTACCACGAATGACGAATTCATATTTTTTGCCAATTTCTGCATTTGGCAATGTAAAGGTGTTAGTTTTGCCAGTGTCATAATGTTGGAATACTTCTTTATTGGCAAACATATCAGGAGTATCATGAAAGTCACCGACTTTAACATCAATACTGACACCAGCATATTGTTTAATTGGTACTGAATCCCAACGTAACATTAATGATACATTACCATTAACACTCTTTTCATCAATGGTAATATTCTGTATTTGTTCTGTAATGGTGTCTGGATTATCAGCTATACCATTCCATACTTTAGTAACTTCGCTAATTTGGTCCTCTAAAGCAACCTTAATATCGTTTAAATACCCTTTAAGCAAGGAGATAAATTTACGACCATCACCATTTATGGTAGATGGCAGGTTATTTTGTTTATCCATTTATCCTCCTATAAATAATTAATAATAGCCTCCACAAAGTCTTGTTCTACCGTCATATCGAATTCATGATTACTCATTGCAAATACGATAGTCAATTGAGCAAGAATGTTAGAGAATGCTTCGTTTGTCCACGGCAATTCATCATTAACTGTAGATACAAATTGAGGTCTGCGATAGTATCGAACTGTATAGGGTAATTCACCATAACATTCAATTGTTTTACCTTTGTTTTTCAAAAGTAATGGTGCTTGGTTGGTTGCTTGATACCAATCATCTGGCGTAGGTGTTTCTTTTTGTGTAAAAGTAATATCACCGATAACCTCATAATAATTATTGTCGATAAGTACATGCCATACAAAATCAATCGCATCATTAAAGTATGCAATCAATTCATCGTCATCGTACCCACTTTCAATACTATCAGATAAGCGGTTTCTTAGTGCCGCTTTAGTCATTAATTCTTTTACTGTCATATTACCTCCTAGCCTTGGTCAGCTGGTGTAGTATTGCTATTTTGTCCTTCCTTTTCAAGAGAAGGTTTAGCTTCATATAACAAGAATTGTAATAATTGTTTATTAAACATGACACGCTTGAATGGAATTTCATCTTCCAAACTTTTAACGTGAGGCATAGCTACGTAATAAACAATTTCAAGTTCCCCATCAAACTCTGGGTCAAGATGTTTCATAATAGGACCGTCAGTACGGTATTCAAATTCAACAGGGAATTGACCTTGAAATGCAATGAAATCATCAGGACGTTTAGTTTCCTGTGTACCATTCAATGTCATTTTCTTTGTAAGTTCTGGGTCGTTTTGATTGTATAATTCATAAGACAAACGGTCGATAGCGTTATTCAAGCAGTAAATCAACTCAATATCCGAGTATGATGTTTTCTGCATATCGCCAAGGCGTTGTCTTGCTAAAATTAACATTTCTTTTACCTTCATTACGGCTCCTTATACATAGAACTGCATAGGTCGTTCAATAGGTCTGCTACTATCACTTGCTGTCATCTTTTTGATTTCATCAGCAATTAGTTTAGCCATGCCATCAGAACCACCTGTTTTATCAGGTTCTTTTCTTAATAACATTGTAGAGAAACGTACAAACATATCAAACAATACAGCTGGTAAATCAATCTCATCTGTTACATCTTCTACTTCATTAATAATACGATAGTATTTTAATGTTGTAGGATTTTCAAGATAGATTTTATTGCCCATAATTTCATAAGTCTTATTAGTATCTTCTTCAATACTGTCAAACTTACCAAAATCACTAGGTAATTTAGCTACACCATTATTTGGTTTAATATTAACCTTATTGGCAATATAAGAGCTTTCTACATTGATAAGAGATAAATTTACATACCTCAATACGCTATTAATAGCATCAATAAGTTCATTATTAGAATGTTGTCTATTGTACGCTTCGTCTAAGTTATATAAAATACTCTCAATGACGGATTGTACTCTAATCATTAAATACCCCCATATTTGGCTGTAGATTTAATAATTTTACCTGTATTTTCAGAGTAAATAGTATTGGTAGTTCTAAATTCTGGGTTTTTAGCTAACCAGATATTTAACCATTTAGATGCCTCTACATTATCTTTACCTTGACATTGTTGATATTGCATCAATTCAAAATCTGTAGCAAATCTATGGCGTGGTATCATAGCAATCTTTTTAGCTTTACCATCATGAATTCTACCTTCCTCCATGCTGTCACGCATTCGTTTACATTCACGGAGTACTACACCTTCATCATATGTTTGTTTGATTTTCCATTCACCAGTTTTAGGGTCAACCTCTACTTGTGTTCCTAATTTCATAGTACCTCCTAAAAAAAATAGGGGAGGTCGCCCTCCCCATATTATGTATTATTTTTTGATGTTGTAAATGCGAGCGTTTGCAATAGGAGCTGTACATTCTAAAGTAGCATCACCAGTGATGTATTTAGATTTGTAAGTACCTTTACGCAAGCCATCTTCAACGTGGAATGGAATCAAGTAACCCAATTTCCAGTATTGTGCTTCGATTAAGTCAACTACGTCATCTGTGTACATACGGTGGGAAACCAAGTCAATACGACCAAAGTCTGTTTCCAATACATCTACAACTTCTACCAATTCTTTAGAAGTTTGTTCACGGTTTTTAGTAGTGCCTTGAGTGAAACCAGAGCATACACGTTTGTTTTTACCAGACATTACTGCGAAGTCGATGGAACCACCACGGGACCAAGCTGCTTGCATAGCGTCATTGATAAGGTCAAATGTCAACTTACCAGCATTTGCACCAGTAATAGCACCAGCATCTACTGCATTACCAGAAGTTAATTCTGTAGAACCTGCGTTTACAGCTGCGTTTGGTTTAACAATAGCAGGAGCTGTTGCAGTTGTTTCTTGTTCTGTAGCACAGATATTGAAAGTGTTAGCATCAATTACTTTTACAAAGTATTGAGTGTTAGCTTTCAAGTTAGTATCAAGAGTACCAGTTTTTGCACGGAACATAACAACGTCGCCGTTTACAAATTTATGGTTAGTCAAAGTGAATACGCCAGCAGTAGTTGCTGTTACTTCTTTAAAGTTTTCCAAGAAGTAAGGAATACCACCCATTTTACCAGCGATAGCATCATCACCCATAACTTTAGATTTGTTGCGAACGATAGCGTACTCAAGGTCACGACCAATTTCTTTAGTCGCTTTTACCATTTGGTAGCCCAATTCATCGGACACACCGTATTTAGCGATTGCTTGAGTAGTATCAGTTACGGAGTAACCATGTAAGAATTTTTGTACATAGTTGGATTCACGTTTACGTGGATTTGCTTTTTGAGAGTCGAAATCAACTGCTTCTTGGTAAGCATTTTCCATTGCTGGACGCAAGGAGTCATTTAACCATGCATGTTCTGTAGATTTAACAGAAGTTTTACCAAACTTATTAGTCAAAAGTGTTTGGTCAGGGTCAATTGCTGTGACGAAATCAGTGATGTCCTCTTTCTTACCTACAACGGTAAAAGAACGGACAGCTGTATCTTTATCTGCCAATGTGTTATACCTCTTTCAAAAATTATAATCTGGTCAAGCCAGTTTGTTGGAATACTTTAACCAACTCATCGTTCGTCATGCGACCTAAAGATTTAAAGTCAACTTGTTGTGTTGCGGACATAGGTGGTCGTTCAGAACTACCAGCACCTTCTAATACAGGAGGTTTTGGTTTATTAGTTGGTTGTGGAATATTTGGTACCGTTTGTTGCGGTGTTTGTTGCTGATTGTATTGTGCATTCATCATACCATAATACTCATTACGAGCTGCGGTCATGAATTGTGCTACTGTATCAGCATCATAGTTATCTAAAGCATTTTGAATTTTTACTGCTTGTTGATAAGGCATGTTTTGCAACTTATATTGTGCATAACGGTCAATTTCATCAAAGTTAGGGTCTTGACGGAATTGGTTTACCACGTGCGTGAAATTCTTTTGGACAGCTTGTTGTTCATAAATTTGTGCTTTAATAGTAGCTACGCTATCTGCTAATGCTGCAATATGAACTGGATTAAGTTCATCGAACTCAGTCCCTAAATGTTTTTCAACTTCACCTTTAGCAAACTCTGTTAATTTATTGTAATATTCCGCTTGTGTTACTTGTGGTTGTTGCGGCTCTTGTGTTTGTGGTTGTGCTTGAGGTTGTTGATATTGAGCGTATTGTTGTTGTAACTGACGGCGTTCATCAGCCAATGCTTGTGTTTTACGAGAATAATCAGCTTGTCGTTGATAACCGTTTAGTAATTCCTCAAGAGGAACTTGCATTTCTTGACCATCAACTTTGACCGTATACATTTGTGGTTCTGGTGCTTTATTTTCTGGTTCAGTTTCTGTAGGTTGTCCTTCTTCAGAGTCCTGCGTTTCTGGAGCAGGGTCTACTTCCTCATCACCATCAAAAGAAAGCATTCGATTGCCATTAAAGAATACGTCTCCGTTTTCATCAATGCCAAAATCAAAATCAGCAGGTGCAGTGTCGCCACCTGTTTCAGCTACATCAGTAACTTCTGTTGGTTCAGTTTCCGTTGCAGGTACGTCTACTTCACCTTCTGCAAATGTTTGCAAATTAAATTCAAAATCCTTCATGTTTTCTCCTTTCACTCCCTATCGGGTTGGTGAATGTTAATTCAAATTAATTGCCATCTATAAATTATGGAAGAAACGACCGATGGCAGAACCATCCCAAATAGATTGATGCGGTGCTTGAATAGTGTAGTCACCACTAAATCGTGGTTGAGGTGCTGGAGCTGGTGCACTTACTTCACTAGGAGTATCTGATGGTGCTTCATAATAACCACTATCAGGTTCGCTGTAAGAATAAGATGCCGCTCTAGCTGCTGCTACTCTAGCCGCTTCAGCTTCTGCTTCTTGACGCAAGCGTTCTTGTTCTGCTAAATATTCACGATATGGTGCACGAATGGCTCCTTGCCGATATAACTCTTCGATTTCTTGGGGATGGAATTCAGTACGTGCTTTCATAGACGCAATATCATCTGCTCCCCAACCTAACTCTCCGAGTTTACCGTCGTCCGCCCATTGATAACCCATCTCCTTAGAGAATGGATTTTGTCGTGCCCATGCCATATCTTGAGGAATAGCATCCATACGTTGCTGAGCAATCTGTCCCATTGTTAATGGGGTATAGTTTCCTTCAGCTGCGTTACGGAATTTATTCTCCAAAGCTTTACCTTGTTGCAAAATATCATAGATAGCACTAGGATTAGATAATCCTTGATGGCTAGCTGCGAATTCCTTACTACCATCACTTTGGAATTTAGGTGCCATACTCACAGATGTAAAATCTTGTGATGGCTTATACATGCCGTCTTTAGGGAAGCCTTGAGTAGCCTCATATTGAGCCTTCGCTTGATTAATCGGTTCTCGTTGCTTCATGTAATCTTGGTAGTTAGGAGCAGCTGGCTGAATACCAGCTTTTTTTGCTAATTGTTCTGCAATTGGAGCATAACCCATATGTGGTACAAAGTCAGTTTGTGGTTGACTAGGTGCAGGGTCAGCTGGCATTACTTGATGTTGTGCTTTTGCATTAAGACTAGGCTTCTTATTTAGCAATGCTTGCTGTTCTGGAGTAAAGCTTTGCCTTTCACTATATTCATTATTTGTAGAACTTTCGCCACTATTTTGTTTCATTTGAGGCACTTCCGTGAAAGTTCCTGTATTAATGTCATATTGAAAGGGTAACTTTTTGTTACTATAAGAAATTTTCAATTTTACATATCCTTTCTAAAAAATGTTCTTAACCCTGAACAGGGAGATAATTGGACCACCTCCATCATGCTACGCCATATACGAGTTCAGTCATCAAATTATCACCCCCAATCGTGGTTATTGTATTTATTCTGGATAAAAGCCTTGTTGGCTATTAAAAGCCTCAGCCTCCAAAATCGCTTTAAGGTCAGCTTCTGCCATATCACCATTAGCAATTACAGCAGTTAAGAAGTCATTAAAAGCCTCCGATGCGACCAGTAGGTTCCGTTGGTGCTCCATTTCCTTGACGGGGCACGTTTTGAGGCGATTGATTATCAACCCTTGATACGCCTCCAACCAGTCCTTGAGCAAGGTTTGCACCGCCGAAGCTAAATCCCGTTCCTGCATTTCCGCTTGCAGGTTGTCCGTTATTTTGGATAGTGTTGAATAATCCGCTTTGTTCCGAGCCATTGCCTTCGCCTCCAAATAATAATTGTAATTCAGGTGGTAACATCAATAAATATTGAGGTGGTAATACACCAAATGTCATATACGATTGCAATGCTTCAGGTGGTAAGCTACTCAATACTTGTTGTTTAAGCTGCATATCCATAATTGCACGTTGTTGTACAACTGCTGGGTCTGTAACATAATCGTTGTAATTTTTAAAGCCAGCACTTTCAATCCATTTTTTGAATAGATTGTAAATGTTTTGTGGTGTGACAATAGGGATACCAGCTGCTTGTGTTTGCATTAATGCTGTAAGCATGGTTTGCAATGTCATAATGGTAGATTCTTTAGTAGAAATACTAATACCAGCATTGACCACTAAGTCAAAATTACCATTAAGGTCGTCAGGACTAATACGTAACTGTTTATTCGTTAGCCTAATCACGGTGTCTTGGTCTACAAATTTTTGATTGAGGCTAACCATGAAACGAAACAGTTCCGATATTCCTGTCTCCGCAAACATACGAGCCACTAATTCTAGCCGTTGTGCAGATTGTCCTAAAATAGCACTAATACCTGTAGCCGTATTTGAAGTCAATGTCATGACATGACCACAAGCATATAGCTCATCTTTTGCATCTACGGTTAAGCAACGCATTGGCTCAATATCAATTTCTTCAATAGAAACAATTCGCTGTTGTTCCCATCTATCTGCCGATTTTGTTTTCCATCTATCAACCTTATATTGGATAGTAACAGGACAAAATGGAGAAGAGAAGTATACATGTGCGTGTGGACGACAATTAGGGAACTTGTTGCTTACATTTTCTCTCCAATTTACAGTAGCTTTAATACCAAAGGAATTAAGAAGTTTAACGAAACCTTCAACAAGAGCTGGCTCAGAATTACAAAAAATAGATTGACCATCTTTAGTAATACAGCCATCTGTGTCCATTAAACCTTGTAGTAATGCTAATCTTTGTTTAAAAGAGCTTTGCAAAAATATTTCTGGTATATGTTTTACATTGTCTTTATATTCTTCATAACGGCTATCTTTTAAAACACCTAAATCTTTCATAATTTCTCTAAATGGTGTATTAACGATAGAATATGTTATAGCTTTGCCAGAGTTTTGTTGTTTACACTCCTCAATATGACCTTTATAGAATGTTTTACTCCATTCTTCAAACTTGTTTTTTACTTCTTTATCTTGAGTAGTAAATCTATTTGTATGAGAGTTACCATCGCCAAGCCATGCACCAAATACATATGGGTCGATAGGCAATTCTTTTTCAGTAAAATCTACTTCAAATACACGTGGTATCCATACTTTATGTCCAGTTTGCATTAAATCATAAATACGCTCTGTTGGTAATTTTTCCCATTCTGGTGATTTATGGTGATTATTCTTATCTGCTACTTTCACAGACCATCTATGTTCGCCACCAGCTTTAATTACATCACCAGTTTCAAACGTAATTTTAAATGCTCGTTTAGGGTCTTGAATTGGGTGTGCTTTCAGTACCTTTGTACCTTTACCATTACTACCTACTAGGATATCACCTTCAACAATATCCTTATTTAACTTGTATGTACCATCAATCAACGGGATTGGCGTGTCTAAAGCAAGCATTTTGTTCAGGCTATTAGCATCAAGACCTTGGTTATACCGTGTAATACCAGTGCGGTTTTCCTTTTGACCTTCTAAATACTCCAAGAATTGGAATGTTTGAGGAGACAATTGGTTTACAGGCATTGGCATAGCCACATCACCCATATTAGACCCCGGTTTTTTACGGATAACTTTACGACCTTCAATATAGTCAGAAATATTAATACTATCTTCTGCTAAAATCATTTTAGGGTCATTGGTTAAGGCGATATTTTGTACGATTTGACGAGTTAGGGCAACTTTCATGTCCTGTAATTCCCCAATTAACTCTGCATAAGAGCGTTTAACCCAAATACGATGAGGGTCTTTAGTTGGAGAAATAGAAAAGAATGGGTGTCTACCCATATAGTTAGGTTCAGCACGGAGAATTACGTCACCAGCAATAGTAATAATCATATCTTCAAGAATACCATCGTTATTAAAGTCAATCTTAGTATAACATTCATAAATCGTAACTTCTTCACGAGCTTTATCTTGTTGATTATTATGTAATGGTGTGTAATGGTCCCCAATTACATCTTCTACTTGGTCTGTAATCCAAGATACAGGACCATTATCAGGGTGAACCATATCGACATTTGCGTAAATACCTTCACGCTCTTTTTGACGAAGATGAGACATAGTAACCTTTTTACGGTGTGCTACGAAATTCGCATCTTCGAGGTTTTTAGCATCAGGAGAATATAAAAACTCCGATACTAATATGTTTTCTAATTTAGGACTATTCTTAATATAATACGGAGAATTCCATGTTACAGTGAAATCACCCATTATATCAGGTCCTTCTACGTTTGTAATTTCTACACCAGTTTGTGTTAAGAGTTTTAATGCATCAGCATTAAGCTGTGCTGTTTCTGGTGTATAACCTTCTGTACGTTCCCAATAACATTTGATAATACCCATACCAGTAATCAAAGCATCTTTCATCCAGTTATACAAGATAGGGAAGAATTTGTTTTGTCTTTGTAATTGGTATACCAATAAGCTTTGCATAACTTCTGCATTTTGGTCATCTTCTTCTGTAACACCAGCTACTGTAATTACTTCATCAGAGCCAGTAAATACTTTCATCAAAGATGGCAATGCCCATTCTATAGTATCTGCCACATCTGTAGATACCAAAGAAGAAGTTTTACTTAAAATAGGGAACTTATGAGCATAATATTCTTTATCTGCGTAATAGATATTGTAACGCTCACGCACAGTAGGCTGAATAATGGATTGTTGATACGCCTCAGCATCGGCAATATCAGCTTTAACTAAACTTAGTAAAGCCTTGTCAGCTTCCTGACCAGTTAATTCAACTGTAAAATCTTCAGCCAATCTTACATCGCACCTCCCATCGGTATATCAGCTGTACTTACCGTACCAAATGTACCAACAGGTGGACTGGCAATAGCTGAAATGTGTGCTAAACTATCAATTAAATCATCATGTAAAGATTTAGGGAATGATAAAAACTCACTCTCTAACTCTACTAAGAAATCCTGCCCCATAGGGAACCATAATGTACCAGCTTTAAATCGTGGCTGCAAAGTTGCTATACGGATTTCTTTTTTCTCTTTTGCTTCTAAAGGTTTAACAGTAAACCAAGTGTTACGTTTAATCATTTCCTTTTCCACAAAATGAATAAGAGCCGCTTGATAAGCGACTTTTTCAATACCAACATAAATTGGTCGGTATTTCTGAACCATTTGGAATATGGTATCAATTGTTTTAGTTGGGTCCCATCTACCATAATCAATCTCAAGTAGGAACCAATGGTTATCTGGGTTTACAGCAACAGCACAGACAGATGTAAAGTCAGCTGTTTCTTTTTCGGAAATAGCCAAGTCACATGCGACGAATACAGAACATTCTTCTAGTTGTATTGTGTTAGGGTCATAATACCTAAAGTATTCTTTCTTAAAGATTTGGCTTTCAGGAGAAATAGCAATACATAGCTTTTCACGTTCCCAAATATCTAGCTGCCCAAGTTTACGCCACTTTTCACGTTCATTGTTAATAGCTTCTACTGGATACATTTCTTCCCAGTTAGATTTGCCATCTTCATTCAATACAGGAATGCGTTCCGCATCAAAGTCAAGTTCCTCTTTGTTGGATATTACCTGTTCAATAATACACTTTTCACCAAGGTTATTACCGATGAAGAATATCCGTGTATTCTTGCCAAGGAAATACACATCAGATAAGAACCATTGATAGTCAGATTTTTGTACTGTATCAGATAAACTATCTTCCAAGTCTTGAGGGTCATCTATGAGGATAATATCAGGACGTCTATCTTTGTTGTTCAAACCACGGACACTAGAACCTTTACCATACGCTTCCATACGTATTGTAATTTCTTCGCCATTTTCATCTTTAACTACAATCTCAAATGCCTTTTCAGATTGTTCTTTAATACGAACAAGATTAAGGTTCATTAATTCGTTACTAGTATATTCTTCGGCAATATCTTTAAGCCTTCGGCTGGCTGCCCGTTGGTTAGCCATGATAAATACGATGTATTGTTTCTTCTTGGATGGGAATACCAAAGCATGTAATGGGAATGCTCTTAATACAATTGAAGTTTTACTAGACTCACGGAAACCTTCTACGGCGTAGTGTCGTTTACCGTTTAGTAATACATCTCCCCACTTGTAATGGAACCAAGCAGGTTTTACTTCATTTTCAACTGGAAGAAACATTTGTCGGAATAATACCAAATCATTTTTGCATCTGTCGTATATCTCTGCTAGCTGTTCAATTTCGTTTGACATTACCAATCTCCTTTCTTGCCCTTTCACTACTATCGGTGGAAAATACGATTTAGACTTTTGTTTGTTTCATAACAGTTCATTTGGTAATACCACAAGCTAATTTGAAGTTAGAAAAATATTACACGTTATCGATTTCGTAATAGATAGTACTGCTGTATTTGGAAGCCCTACCCTAGAAAGCTGATAACGTCTTTTTCTGACGAGTACGTAAGTACGAGGAAGAAAAAGAGAAAGATAAAGAAAGAAATATATAAAGAAAGAAAAGAAAGAGAAAAAGAACTAGTAAACCATACAATATGTATTTTGCCATTTTTGAGTACTTACGATACCCCTATGGTGTCAAAATGACCCTATTTAACCCTGTTTCTGCTGGGAAACAAAAACGGTACAACTCGTAATCAACTGTGAAACAATTACTTCATGTTATCTTCATATTTGTATTAGTTTTTATAGGGAGAAGTTATTGCTCATCATTGGGTGCTCTTCGACCTATTGATTTGTATGGATTTTTGTAAACAACCTTCTGGAAAAGTATTGGATTTGTATATAAATGTTTTTGAGAAGGTATGGATTTTTGTATAAGCAAGGTATTTGAAAGGGTATAGATTTTTGTATAAGCAGTCTCTATTTTCTATGTCCCGACCCCACGCCCGAAATGCGAAGCCCCACCCCCTGACAGGGGCACTAGGATATATCGAAAAGTATCGAAGCAGATAGAAAAAATTCACTGTATCACAACGAATAATATATAGTGAGGGGGGTAATGTCGCAAAAAGCGGGGTAAATACAACGCATTGCACTATATCAGCGGAGGTATGCGATAGTGTAGTCACAGCAAGCGACAGGCTTGCAGGGTAGCAATAAACGCTATCAATCATATTTAACACGCTTGAAAGCGTAGAAATGGAGCTAATCATGGCTAACACAAAACAACAACAAAAAGCAACAGTACAAACTATTGATTTCAAAGCTATCTTGGAGCAAGCTAACCGTCTAAAAGATGGTGAGAAATTGCCTATCGTTGACCGTAAATATACGGCTGTTGTAAACCCTACTGATGCTACTGTTACACTATCTTTAATTGTACCTTTAACTGATGTAGTAAAATCAGCGAAAGGGAACAATTATGTTATCCCAGTAGCCAACACTACAGGTGTACGCGGTGGCGGTGTGGCTGAGTTTCATTCTGACAATGGTTTAGTGTGTAAATTATTCGCTGACCGTGTTTATTTATCTACGCCTGAATTAGAAAAGGATAAAGAGGCTAAAAAAGTAGGTACTAGCCGTACAGCATTATTAGAACAAAATATAGATGCTTTAACACAACAAAATGCAATGCTTATGGCAATTCTTAAAGAAAAGGGTCTACTTGAAAAATAGTAGATTTGAGAGGGTAGTCTATTAAGGCTACCCTTTTTTTATACTCTTTTCTATTGTATACAATTTAGTTTTATATGTTTATATTACTATATACGTATATTTGATACAATGGAATTTTATTCTTTTTATTTCCCCGCCTGACTAATTTGATACAATCTAATTGTATTCAATTATCTGGTGTTTTTTATTATCTTTAAAATCGAACATATGTTTATATATATTGTGTAAAATTGAATTGTGTATAGTGTAGTTTGTGATTGCAGGTTATATTGTATACAATTGAGTTTTACACTATTTTATTTTATAGAAATTGTATTGCATACAATTTGATTTTATTCTGTTATATCTTATACTGTATTATCTTATATCGTTTGATTGTATACAATGGAATTTGATACTTTTATTTTCCCCGCAACCGTATTGTATATAATTATATTGTACTCAATTTAATTGTATCTGTTTTAATTTGATGTTATTTTATGGTATTCAATTGTATTGTATATTGTGGTATCATGCTCAATTAATTGCATGCAATCTTATTTTGTATTATTCAATCGTGATGATTATTAGTTGCGTATAATTTAATTTTAGGCTATCCTATTGTGTAGGGTAGCCTTTTTTTATGTCCAATTATATTGTGTACAATTTAATTGTGTAATTTAAAACGCTTTATTTGCCCTGTATGGCGTTTTTATATATTCCATGATAGATTATACCTAAAAATAGTTAGAAGCACCGTAGAGGCTAATATAATCAATTCTAGGGCTATTGACAAAATTATATATATGTGATATTTTATTATATTTACATTTAATAGAAAATACAATTATATTTTGTACAATTTAATTTATAATAAATTGGTTGTATACAATTATTTTTATTTATATATAATCACGCACGATATATTTTTTATATATTATATTGCATACGATTTAATTTTACATACACGTATTGTATAAAATATAATTTGATGTAACATCGAACATACGTTTGCTTGAGTGGCTGTGGTGCATGACGTGAGAGCCTGCTAGCCCGCATGGTTGCTGGGTTTTGTGGTCGAGCCACGGAGATGGGGCATAGTGAGGTTGTCCCCAACGGACAGCACCACGTTGGGTAGACATAATCCAAATTTTTAATTGGTGCTAGGTTCGCCATAAAAAAGCGGCGAAGAAAGGAACTTATCATGAGCTGGTCTTTATTTGAACACACACATCCACGTAACATTTTCGTTTTCGGTCGTGATGGAGTTGAACATACTCCATATAATACTTACGTAATCATCGCCAATGATTATAATATGGCAAAGCGTATTCTTGAAAATATTTGTGGATACTTTGCTCCGTGGGTTGAAAACGGTACCTTGTATACACGTATGTGTAATTCATGGAACTTACAAAACTACGAAGACAAAAAATATTGCCAGAAGCATTACATGCAATCGGCAAATGACTACTACACATTGAAAGATATGGAGGCATAATCATGTTTGAGAACATTCCACAATTAGTAAAAACTGCGTTGTACGAAAGTGCGGCTACAGACTATGCGTTTGATGAAAACGGTGATGAAATGCTCATTATTGTATACGAACGCGAAGATGTCGAACATATCGCTAATTTGTTTAGTGTTGATTTCGACGAATTAGACCAGTATTGGCGTAGTTATTTAGGATTGGAGTAATATTATGAACACTCATACTAAACAATACCTGCGGTTTTATCGCCAGTTAAACCATGATAAATTGGCGGACTGCGTATATTGGTTGTCATACGACTACGATTACGTAAGTAAGCTACATGAGTATGATGAAAAAGAGCGTAATACTGATTACGCTACTAGCCATGCTCATGATTATGCGGCATCGTATAATGATTGTGATGATTTTTATGCGATGTCAACCCATGATTTGTGGAAAGAATACAAACGTATTCAACAATTATGGGACCAATTTGCGAAAACAATGGAGGCTGAAAATGAAAGCAGAATTTAAAGCAACATATCCTGCTGGAACAGATTTCTTTTTATTCCTAGATGCGGCACGTATTATTGCAGACCATATGGGTGAAAACCTACCTACAGAATTGGGTCTTGATGACCTTGAATGTCTTGCAACAGAGCGTTGCGTTTCCATGCATACCATTTTATTGGAGCATGAGTATTTCAAAAAGGGAGAATTAGACTGGGAGTAAAATCCCAGTCTTTTTAAGTGGAGGTTGCTATGACAAAAGAACGTTATCGTAAACAAAAAAAGGACAAAGAATATTGTGAAGACACTCTATTCTTATTAGGTGTATTCGTATTATTATTAATAATTGGTCAATGGTGTCAACACCATGGCTATTTAATATACTTAGATTTTTAGTAGGTGTATTATGACTACAAACGAGAAAATTAAAGCAATTATTAATACAAGTTTGGAATGTATCATTATAGGAGGTGGTATATGGGATTAAATTTGATATGTATTGGAATTGCAGTATATATTGGTTACTGCATTTATATCGTGTTTAAGCAATAAATGCTTAGGAAGGAGCCTATTATGGCACGTACAATTTTTGGAATTTTTGCTTTATGGTTAAGCGAAAAACAAAAAGTAGATTTTTCTGTTGGTAGAGAAGTATCTACCGACCTCAATGGTGAGGAATTGACAATTCTTGCTAATCAATACGGCGTTAGTAATAATGTCGTAGAATTAGCGTACAGTATGTGGACTGTAGCAAAACCTGCACAAAAATTGATTGAGCGTATTTGCCAAAAAGCAATGAAGCTCAACAATAAAGATAAAGTATTTCTTTTCAATTCCGTATGCTTGCCACAAGATATGGCTTTTGAAAATACGGATTATAATAAACAAGTTTGCCGTGGTAATAAAGCTGTACAAGTTGCTATGGAAAGTGCCGAAATTGGCTTGTATTCCACATCCGATGACTTCTTTTTTAATGATAAGGACTTCGGTTTTATGAGTTTTAATGAGTTACGTAATACCGAATTATCTTTTACCATTCAAGACTGGTTTAATGTAGAGAAGTGAGGTAATAGCATGTTTTTATTCAGCTATAATGGGGAAATATTGAACAAAACTCCCCATGAAGTGACCATACTTGATGAAAAAGGTGAAATTGACCAAGTCATTCCCGCCGTAAAAGGTGAGGAATGGAGATTGGACGAAGTTACCACACTTCAAGGGTATATCAACGGTATTAGAGTTACTAAAACGGTATATCGTTGTTCACAATTACCAGAGCCTAAAAAAGGTGTATGGTATATTGTATCAGCTCTATTCAAGTTGCATTATCCAGAAAGGGACGATTTATTAGTTCCTGCTGAAGTTATCCGTAATGGAAGCAAAGTAGAAGGTTGTCTTAGCATTGGTATTTAGGAGGTAATATGAAAAATCTAGGTTTAACAGTAAATTCTGAAACGGGGTTTGCTGTATATCGAAACAAGGAAGGTGAAATCACATTCACCGAATTTGATGGGTACAAAACATCGAAACTAGACAGAGCCTCTCAGACAATGAAAGGCTTTAAAAAGGGTGAATTTAGATTACATGTGGCACGCATGTATCGTCCTGAAGTTTTATTGGTACAAAGCGATTTGGATAAAGAACTTATTAAATACGGTGCCTTGCCATATATTGTTGGTAGTCCAACACACGATAAATCTACATTACGTATTGGTAATATTTTAGGGAAGCAATATGTTAGTCTAGTTGCTATCCCTAATTTTCAAGTAGATAGCTTACACGAAAGTTTAAAACGATTTGGTACCGACCTTCGTAGCATTAGTTATTACGGCGAAGGACTTTATCAATTATGTAGGGATAAAGCTAAAAAAGATGTACCGACTGTCATTATTAGTAGTGATAAGACAATTACTATTGGGCTAGTGTTTATTAATGGATTACTTTGTGCCGCCAGATATTACAATGATGGTGAACACAAAGTAGGGTTTGTAGAGCGATTAATTTCTTCCACCACTTTGGCACAAGATTTGCCAAAATGTCAAATTGCATTGTTCACGTCAGAAAATGATGTATGGCAGAAACAATTAAAATCGTTTGATGTATTAAAAATCAAACGCTATTTCAGTAGTAATAAAGAAATTCTACATCCTATGTGGTATAATTCTTTAGGTTTAATGTTAAAGAAAGGTGGTATTTTTAATGCCTAATAAAATGGTTAGAAGATTTTATCCTATAGCTTACGCTATGAAAACACGTACCCTATCAGATTGTTTAACACAAGTGGGTAGGACAGCAGATGGTGTTGATGGCACCATCGAGGTGTATGCCAATCCATTCTATACAGAGAAAGAATTCCGCAGAAAACCATCTAATATTATTGATATTGATAGAATTATTGAGGGGGAATGGTTATAATGATTACGTTAGGCATCAAAATTAAACACGGACGTAGTGTTTATCGTGTAATTGGCGATGGTTATAACCATGAAGGAGAATACGGATATTTATGTGCTAGTAATGATTCACGTGATTTCTTTCTAGCCGATGAATGTACTGTTCTTTTACCTTCTGAATTACAGATTACACCTACTGATAGTGCATTAGTAGTTGAAAAAGTAACAGGTAGAACTGTTATTAATTATGGTTGCACTACAGACACACATAGAAAATGTCAATACCATGTTGGTCAAGTCCTTAAAGATAGATATAACAATATCTTAACTGTTATGACACGTGGCGATGTGGTATATTACTACTGTGCTGCTATCGACAGTCAAATCTTGGTAGTAGACGATGATACAGAAGTAATTGGTAATATTAATACGCATTGTGCTATAACAGGTAAACCATTAGGTAATGATGTTATTATAGTCAGAACAAAACTTGGTATCATGCGAATTAATAAAGAGGACAAACCAGAGTTCATTAAGAAATCGTTTGTAAGTGGTAATTGGTACAACCCTCAAAACTTCCACTTGATTCTTGGCAAAGATTATGAAAATCTATACATTGGTTTTGATGAGTTAGATAAACTTGTGGATTATCCTGATTTTGCCATTTGTAAAGTTACTGGCGTGCCGTTCTATATTGCAGATGAACGTGACATTGTTAAACAATCGGGTATACACCCAGTATTAGTAGACCAATTCATTGTTACATGTCCTATATCTCATCAAACAGGATTGAAAACAGAAATGATAGAAGGTTATATTTCTAGTACTGGTAAAGTTTATTTCCATCCTAGCGTAAAAGACAGACTGGTATGTCATAATGGAACATATGGTGCAACTGAAGAAGACTTTATTTTTGTAGAAGATTTGGGCAAGAAGTTTAGTAAGGCACGACGTAATGAGTTTTACCGCCATTCAAACAATAAGTATTATTCGTCCCAAAGTGCAGCTCCATTGACTGGCTTACATTCTTACAATTTTAAACCTGAACCAGTATTTAATGGTGAAGGCAAGAAATTTCTTGGTATTGAAATGGAATTCCACCGTTGTGGCGAAAGTAATGAAAGAGCTGATTTGATTATTGGCGATTTAAACAAAATTGTCTATGCTAAACATGACGGCTCATTACATGACGGAATGGAGTTCGTTACTCATCCATGTACACCTCAATTCCATTTAAGTAATATCGACTATGATAAATTCTTTAAACGTGTGCAAGATTTACATGGTGAGTCTAGTGCAAACTCAGGTTTACATATTCATGTAAATCGTAATTTCTTCAAAGGCAATAATGAAATTGCCAAAATTATTCGATTTGTTGAAAATAATTTTGATACATTAATGCTTTTTGCGTGCAGAACTGATGAAGACAGTAATTGGTGCCAAAAGTATGGTATGGAGGTTAAAGAATTATCTCAAATCTATACTGCGGCAAAAGATGAAAACGAAAAATATAGGGCTATTAATCTTTGCCCTAGTCAGACTGTAGAGTTCCGCATGTTCCGCTCCACACAAGATGTAGAACGCATTCATGCTTATATTCAGTTTGTCGATGTAATTACCGACTTAGCGAATATGAATTCTATACGCTATATTGGTTGGAGTAACATCGCTCGTATAGCGAAAAATAAAAAATACATTGAGTTACGTAACGTCTTACAGAAGACAGGATTATTAAAGGAGGCAAAATAATGTGCGTTATTGCTTATGCATCTAAGTATACAGAGTTATCAGAGAAAGAATTTAGAAACTGCTTCGTAAATAATCCTGATGGTGCTGGTTTTATGATTTACGATGATAACAAAAAGAAAGTTCACATTCGTAAGGGTTTTATGAATTTTGATGATTTTTGGAATGCAGTAAAAGACCTGCCTACTGATAGAGATAGAGTATTTCACTTCCGTATTGCCACATCTGGTAAAATCTCTCCAGAATGTTGTCATCCATTTGTTTTGAGCGATAACCTTGAAACAATGCGTGAAACTGATGTATTTACAGATATTGGTTTCTCTCACAATGGTGTAATGAGTGACTTTACACCAAAAGAAGGTATGCTATCACCTTATAGCGATACAATGTATTTTGGTGCACAAGTGTTATATCCATTGAAAGATAAATTGTATAAAGAAAGTACACAATATCTTATCAAGAAAGCGATGGGTACTAATAAATACGCCATATTAGGTAAAAAAGGTGCGATTATCCTTGGTTCTTGGAATACTTCTACTGAAACAGGTATTCAATATTCTAATACAAGTTATGAAGAACGCAAAAGTAGTTACTATTATGGGGGATGTGGTTATACATCTTATACTAGCTACTATGAATATGAAATTACACCGCCAGTTGGAGAACCAGATTGGTTAGCAAACTTTACTAAATTAGTAGAAGGTTACGGTAATACAATCATTGAACATTATATCGACGGTGGTAAACATTATGTTGTGCTAGATGGTTGGGTACAAACACCATTCTTTAATAGATATGGATTAAAATACTCCTCTTATTTATCTGGGTACAAAGTACCTAAAGCAGAAGAAAAGGTAAAAACCACATACACAATGGTTAAATGTATTGCAAATGGTGGTAAAACACCAATGAATCAAGAAAAAATGAATGCTATGATGGAATTTATTGAAGATGAAAAAGGTGCTGTATGGGACTTAACTGAGAATACTAAAGATAAGTCTTGCGTATTCTTTGTTACAAATTTTCCACATGTTAGTGGTTCATTAAACGATATTTTTTATAGTGTTATCGGTACAGTGAAAGGTGTCTACGATGATAAAACTGGTACTGTAAGACTGGAGGCATAATGAAACTATACCCATATCAAAGACAAGGCGTTAATAAAATGCTTAACCAATCATCTATTTTCCTTTGCGATGATATGGGTTTAGGTAAAACTGTTCAAGTATGCACTTTAATTAAGGAACGAAACAAGTTCCCTACTTTAGTTGTTTGTCCTGCTCCTCTAAAAGAAAACTGGAAAAGAGAGTTAAAAACATGGGCTGGAATTGATGTAAATGTTGATGATATAAGTTCAAAAGTTATCATTACAAATTATGAGCGTTTAACCAAATATTTAGCTTCACTTAAACGCCTTAATATACAGCAAGTTATATTTGATGAATGTCATATTTTGAAAACTCCCACATCTCAATGTTCTAAAGCGGCGACGAAATTGGTTGAAGGTATTCGTTATCGTATTATGATTACAGGTACACCAGTCTTAAATAGACCAAAAGAATTGCTGTGTCAATTAGAGATAGCAGGATTGACATATAAATTTGGTGGTAAAGATAAATTCCTAAGAGATTTCTGTGGAGCTTATCAATCACCATGGGGTACATCAAACGACGGTCATTCTAACTTATCAAAACTCAATGAAGCGATGAAAAAAGTATGGATAAGACGTCTTAAAAATGTACAAAAAAATCTTCCTCCAAAAACTGTCCACATGGTTCCTTGTTGCACTATATCTCAACCAGAACCAACTTCGTTTGAGGAGATTGAAAAATACGATAAAGAAGTGTTAAAACAAAAACTTCCTTATTGTATAGAATACATTCGTAAAGTATTAGAAAGAGGTGAGTCCCTTGTGGTATTTGCACACCATCGAAATATTGTAGAAAAATTAAGAAAGGAATTTCCTGATGCAAAATACATCATCGGTGGTCAATCTAAAAAAAATAGACAACAAAATATTGACAATTTCCAGATGCACTCTGGCTCGAATGCTAATCACACAAATTTGATTGTCTGTAGTTTACAGGCAAGTGCTGTTGGTATTACCCTAACCAAAGCACACACGGCTATATTCATTGAATATCCGTGGTCTCCCTCTCTAATGGGTCAAGCTGAAGACCGTATACATCGTATTGGTCAAACAGAACCTTGTGATATTGTATATCTCTATGCTAAAGATAGCATTGATGAATACAGATTGAGAACTCAAAATATTAAAAAAACAATTATTAATCATACTATGAAAGAGGTATAAAATTATGGCTACAACTGTTGCACAAATGAACTTGATTATTACTAACTACGTTTCTGCTTTATCTGATAAAGAACAATTACGTTTTATTGCTAATTCTTTAAAACAAACTAAAGTATACTCTGCTACTCCATCTGGTGTTGCTCGTGCAATTTCTGAATTTGCCGCTACTAACACTGGTAAAGATGCAGTAGATACTATTAAAATCCCTGTTATCTCTTTGAACGAAGAAACGGCTAAGAAATTCGTATTCGTATCTAAAGCTGGTACTGTTAAAGTACGTGATTTACAACAAATCGTGTTAATGGCTATTAAAGCACGCACTAAGAAATATATCGAACGTGGTGCTGAAACATCTTATTTGTTAATTCAAGAATTAAAACGAATTGACCGTGAAATGGGCACTGAATTTTACGAACACTACAAAATGTCCAACCCAACTCCAGTTGTAATGGTTCAAGCACCAACAGAACCAACTCCTGAAGCACCTTCTGAAACAGCTACAGAAACACCTGTAGAAAATGAAGTGAATGAAGAAGTAAATACTGCTGAAGTTTCCCAATAGTCCAGTGGGGAGCTTCGGCTCCCCTATAAAAAAGAGTGATGAGGTGAAATTATGATAGAACAAACAACATTTTCAGCAAAAATAACAAAATATAAAAATAACCAATATTGGAGTTTAGATTTTTCTGAACCTGTTTCTACATTACATTCAATGACATTGTTACAATTATTCTCAAGAAATTATAAACATGGTCGTGGTTTTATATATCAAATTAATGAGGAGGTGTTTATATGTTAAATCGTTGGGAATCAGTTACTAGCTATTATACAGCTAATTATAACATAATTAACAAATTATTTGGTCCTATTACAACGGATTATCAACAAACAGATAGCTCACCTGATTGTTATCTGTGTAATGAACTAATTGCGTGTTACGATAGAAATGATAACGGTGTGTTTTATTTGAAATTAGAAGATTGAGGTGATACGAATGATAAATAAACATCAACGAATTAGAATGACAGCAACAGAATATGTGTCACAATTTCATGGTGGAGCCAGTAAATATTATAGAGCTGATTTTTATGTCAGTACAGTACTTGTCGAAAAAATGTTATTGAACAAATATGCTGTAAAAGACTATCAGGGTATGGTAAATGCATTTAAGGTGGAGCTATGTTAAATATATATCATCAAATCTCATTAATAGAAATGAGAGCAGCGAAAACTATTGGTAAATTATGCAGTTCAGTACAATCTGACATTTGGTATTTTACATATGACGATTTAAATAGTATACGTGATGTTTATATTAGAAATTATAAAAATGGATATGAATATACCATAGCAGGAGTAAAAAATGTTGAATAAAAATGATGGTGTTAGATTAATTGAAATAAGAGCCAATGCAGTGGCTTACGAACTACGAGGTGATACACACAATTATCCATTACTATTTATGCACGAACAGATTCGTGGAGTATATAATATATTCCGTAATCAATATTCAGCTGGATATAATTATGAATTAGTACAGGTGAAATATGATGAAGACGAATGACAATTTTTTGATAAAAGAAACAACCAATGATGTAACTTTACCATTCATTCGCCATACAGTAGATACATCTGAATGTATATTCGTATGTCATAATGTCAAATGGCGATTAATAGACATATTACAAATGAGATACGATAATAATTATATTTTTGCAATAATGGAGCTAGATTATGATACATAACAAAGCCAAAGTAACATGTACATATACAGATTTTCCGAATAACGTAGATAAACTATCTCATAAAGAAATTCTTGGATATATATATGATGGCAATATTCTATTATTATATATTTATAAATATATGTATAATTATCAACAGATAATTGAAATGAAATATGAGGGGTTAGGTGATTAATTATGATAACAAAATATGATAAATTATATCAAGTCAGTCTAGTACATCCTAAACAGAGAATACGTGTATTTCAATGCATAAATAATAATAATAATTTGTCAACATACGCAGTACCATTTGTAATGTTGGATAATTTTATATACTTATATCAATGTCATAATATGTTTATGGTGGTGGAGTTAACATGATAAGAGCGGCAGATGATGTAATTTTAACAACTAAAAATTATTCTAATTGTATGAATAATGTTGCATTTATATTTTATCCGACACTTGTCGCTAGTGTATCATGCCCATTAAAATTAGTTTTTAGAAATAATTATAGTAATCATAGCAATGCGTATCGCAGAGTTGTTGAGATAACATATATAAAGAAAAGAGGGTAATAATGTTAAATACAAAATACTTATATCAATTTACAGATGTAACTAAACGACCGACTATAGTTAAAACTACTAGATATATGGAAAATTATGAACGTCTTGAAGACGAATGTGCGATTTCACAATTATTCTACTATTTATATGGTGAACGTTATTATGTAGATAGAATAAGACCATTTAAAGTGGTATTAACAAGATGTGTAGCATGATTGATACTAAAGATATGTTGAGAGTATATCTTATTAAAAATTATTCGTCTGCGACATATACATCTAGCTATTGTTCTTTTCCAAAAAAATTTGGTGACACTGTTTTAACAATGGATGGTTTATACATTATGCGATATGATACACGAGATTCTTACAATGCAATAATATATAAATCTATATGTGCAGCTAAATTACACAGATAATAATGAGGTGAATATGATAAGGAAAAGTGATATATTAAAAGCAACTTCTATCCAATACGATACGCATGAACAAGATTTATTATTTAATGTATTACATGAGCATTATTTGAGTACAGATGTAGAACCATTAAAATATTGCTACATATGGCGTTACGGTAAAAGTATGTCACGTAATATGATTTATGAAGTTAAGTTTTTTGTATAAGGAGGAAGCATGATTAGACCAGAAGATAGATTTCGCTCATTGTGTGGGTGCTTTGTTACGTCTGAGATATTGACTACAAGAGTGCAATATAGAGTACAAAAGTGGCGTGATGATACATATGCGTTTTATATGAATATGTATAGCAATCGTTCAGTATCTAATACAACGTATTATGCTGAATTAATATAAAGGAGATTATATGCAGAGAAAATGTCATAGTTGTAGCACATTATTTGAAGTGCACGGCAACGATGTATTATGTGATGCTTGTAAAAATCCAGCAACACGCAAAAGTTTTAAACCGCCTGAAGATACATTAACATGGCAACAAAAGTTTAACATGAAATGGCAACAATATGATGATGAACATGAATATGATGGTGTTAATGGTAAACGTGGTTCTAAAGCTACTCATTGCTGTGTGTGTGGTGGTAGATTGCCACCAATTCAAGAACGTAAATATGGGAGGTTTTGTAGTAGTAAATGTAAAAGGAGTTATAATGAAAGAAAAGATTGTTCATGATTTTAAAGGTTATATCAATGGTGTTCAATTCAATGATAAAACATTATATTATAGCGTAGAATATATTTTATCAGAATTTGAAGAAACATATAATGTTGAAGTGCCGTGGACACTGGTGTTTGCTTTAAAAAATCTTCTTGACAATTTATATAGAACACTTAGCGAAGCACGAGAAGGTGAAGTCGAAGATGATTTAGTAAATTGTATTTACGACGCAGAAACTATTCAACAGTTGTGTTTTAGTAGTGTGTGGGCTTCTTATGGGTATTTCAACCAAGTTAATCGTGCCTTCGCAGATTGGGACAATACTTATGGCAAAGACCCAATTATATACGATGAAACTAATAGCATTTAATGAAAGGTGGTGATTATTAAATAACAGGTATCAGTAATTTATAATATTATGTTTAGTTGGAGGTAAATAATATGCAAACAAATTTAAAAGCAAAACTAGAAGACATTAATGTGAAAGACACTCATGCACGTGCTACATTCCAATATGATAATCATGGTGTACGTGCTTCTATTACGAAAGACACTACAGTATATGAACTTGCACTTCTTGGTATTGAAATACACAAAGAAATTGTACGTCGATGTGCTGACCAACACATGGAAGCCACTGAAGCTATGGATATTGTTAAAGGCATGACAGAAATTGCTATGTATGATTTAATGAAAGAGCAATTAATGGAATTGCTTGGTGATGACGCTATTGATAAATTGTTAAGTAAATAAAAAAAATAAGCCCCTTAATTGGGGCTTTTTTTATGTCCATTTTTAGTTGTCAATCTCTTTAATACGATTAAATCGTGCGAGCATATCTTGTGTAACACGGGATTCAATAGTTGTGAATCGTGTTTCATTAATGGTTTTTTGTTCAGGTGCAAAACCAGCTCTATCTAATAAGTCTTTAGTAGCTTGGAATTTAACTTGGTCTGAACGAGCATTAAGTGCTAAATGATACATTTGGTCTGCCATTTCTTCTGCACGTTTCATGAATTTATCTTGTACTATTTGTTTTTGTTTTTCTAAGGCAATTTCCATTGTTTCAGTATGCTCTAATAATTTCGTAGGATAATTTGGTGAGTATCCTGCTTCTGCTTTAGCTAATGCTGTATTACCAGTCTCAGCTTTTACACGAGCGTATAATTCTTGTTGAGCACTAGGCTTCGGTTTCTTCTTGTATTCCGAGGGTCTTGGCTTCTTCACACGCTCTTCTATATTCTTCCTCTGTTTTATATCCATGTTCATACCCCCATTTATAATAACGAATTCGACCTTTTGCCTTTTCAATCTTATCTTGTTCTAACAGCTTATCTTGTATTTCATCATCTACATTTAAACCTAATAAATATTCTGGAGGGAATGCAGATAAAATACCCATCTTATCTTTAGTTACAATAAGACTGCGACATTTCCTTCGTTTAGTAGCATCAAGTTTAATCAAACCTTCTTTTTTCATAGCAATTACTAAACGCTTGTATCGTTGTTCAGTGCTATCTAATATGTAATCAATGCTATCAAGGGGAATATAGGTTTTAAAGCCTACATTGATGTAGGCTGTATTTAGTAAACTCATAATGAATAACCCCTTTCAATAAGAGATTGTAATTGGTGGTCTAAATAAGGAATGACTTGACGTTGATGTTCAATACCATTCATTTCAGCAATATAAAAACCACCTACTGTAGGTCTAATACCACTTGCTTTACAGTAATCAGGATATACTTGAAATGAACCTTGATGTAATTCCCAAATTTCTTTAGCTACTGGTTTTTTAACGTATTTGTTATGCTCAATAACTAATTTAGGTACCGCATACGGTTCATGGAAATGTTCATACCATGTTACATCAGCATTAAAATAATCATAATGATTTTTAGCCTTTTTGTGTTTATGTAAGATGTGATGAACGTAACAATTTTTATTTACATTAAAGTATACAATACCAAATTCGCCTTTATACAAGTTTCGGTCACCCAATAAACTTGCAATCATCATTTCAACATTAATAAAGGCTTCATTATACGCACGTGCACCATGATTACCTGCGATAATACCAATCAGCTGACCTGTTTCATATAGTGGTCTAATATCGTCTACAAGATTATATACTTGTTTATCACCACTACACCATTCTTCCAGTACATTACCTTTAGAATTTTTTGTGACAGTATTAGTGCTATCACCACCTAATACCACTTTACAGTTCGGACCTAATTCAACAAGCATATTAACAGCTTCTTGTAATTGTTTACGATTATTCAACCCTTCATGCACATCAGATAATACGGCTAATGCACCTTTATCTGCGTCTACACGTACTTGCATGATATGCTTTTCGTAGCTATCGTTTAAACTTTTTATTTTTCTTGCTAACACGCTTAATGTACTCCTTTACATCATCATCAATCGTTGGGTCATGTTCTACATAAACAGTTATAAATTCACGTAATTTCGGAAGTAAACGAGCCACACTATTTTTAATGGACTTAGTTTTTCGTTCAGAATACGCACCTTGTTTAACGTAGTATTCACCAGCTAAGACTTTTTTACAAAAAGATTTCCATGCTTTCTTATCACACATCATAGCATATGAATTGACCGCTTGCATAATCTTATTAATAGAAGCTGTGCGTGAAAGTTTATCAAAATACTCACTAGGGTTAGACATTTCTATTTTTTCTTTATTTTTATTATGTTGTCCTGTTTTATAAAACCATCTTTTATCTTTACAATATGCCGTAGCATCTTCCCATTCTTCACGTTTCTCCATTAATTTACGGACAGTAATTATTCCTCTCTCAGGCGTTTCGGCTGTGTTTACAATATCAATATACCATTGGTCGTAATCTTTAGCCATTTGTAGAACCAATACCGCCTTTTCGTTCTTTTACTACTGTATCACCAGTGCATAAATAATTTACAAATACGCCTTGTGCTACATATTCACCATCATCAATAGTTACATCTTCATCTGTATTATTATATAATGCTAACATAATATGACCTTCGTTGTCTTCATTATTATAGTAATCCAATTTGTTATCGTATAGGCTCTTTATCCTATACCTCTTACGCTTTCACATAAGTTCAGACTATATCTTTACACTTCATGTGTATCCAGCACTCGTGGGCATGTTATTGTTTTAGCTAACTCAATGCCTAGTCGTTGAACCTTCACCATACTTTTATGCTATTTCAGGTGCTTGGCTGCTGATTACCCAATCGTTATTATTTTCTAACATTCACACTTGTTTTTTCAAACTATGTTGTAGTTAATAACGCTCTAAGGGACTTCCAGCAATTCACTGGATTTAACGATACCAATTATTTTAATTTATTTAATTTATGATGTAGCTTTTTATGTTCAGACCTAGTTAAAATCTGTAAATTTTCTACAGCATTGTTTAACTTATTCATGTCTTTATGATGTACATCATATATTGGAGATAGATATTTTTTACCATTAATTTCTATTGAAAATTCATCTGTAAGTAAATATCGTTCTGCAATAATTCTATGTTCTCGTACTCGACCATTAATTGCAAATGGGTGATTTGGTTCATAGACCCATCTATATCCACAATGAATAAATTCGTCTTTAAACATAGGATTTTTATCGCCACGATTATTATAATTTGGGTTATTTTCGCCAGCATATATGCTCTTCAAATAAATTGCTCTACACTTCTTAGAACAGCAGTTGCCTTGTTTATTATAGCGTTTTAGGTGGGATTGTCTACTATGGAATTTTTTGCCACATACAACACATACGCAATTCAAATTTTGGTCTTTTTTAAAGGAATTAAAACAGCTTTGTGAACAAAATACCCGCTCTCTTTCCATCCTATCTTTGTGTCTAATTATTACGTCGTTACCACAATTAGCACATTTTCTAATACCTAAAATTTTACTTTTACCCATATTATCTCCAATTAAATATATTTAGCATCAATTACACCTGTACCATTAGCCAAGGTAATGCCACGTTTAATACCGATAGATGAACGCACAAAAATTAATAATACCTCATCATCTTCCATACATGCCTTAACCCCTGTATTAAAGATTTTAGTAGAATGAGGTGGGATAACCCCACCTTCAACTACCGCTAAATCGTAACCAGCAGAATGTTTTGTTTTTCTTTCTGGTAAAACACCGTTGGGCATATAAGATACTCTTGCAAATAATCTCATATAACCTCCTATTTATTAACATTGACTTCAGTTACGTAATGTTTTTGACCGTCTTTTTCATAAGAGCGAGTTTGTAGGCGACCTTCTACACTAACAGGTTCTCCCTCAACTGCATTTACATATTGGTCAGAAAATTCATTCCACGCTACACAATTAACAAAAGATGTAAATTGTTTTGTTTCACCTTTTACTTCCACTTCGTCAACACATTTAACTGTAAAGTTACATACTTGACCAGAACCAACTTCTTTGGTTTGAGGATTACGAGCCATAACGCCTTCAAGAATTACTTTGTTCATACTTTACTCCTTAATTAACATAAACTGTGGTATATCGTCTACCAAAATTAACAGCTTCATCATAGCTGTCCATAAAAATATCAATAACCCCATATACGCCATCTGCCATTCTATCTGCTACTGTATAAGGATTACCATCAATATACACTGTAGTTCCAAGAGGATAGTCATTAGATGCAACGGCTCCTACATAGGGATATTCACCGTTAGCCATTACAGAACCAGTATGTGTATAAGCTGTAAGCTCTACATTAACTGGATATGCAAATGTAATAAGTGGCAACATTGCCAAAATCGTTGTGATAATAAATAATCTTACCTGTTTAATAAAATCATCCTTTCTAAAACATTTTACTCATAGTATATAGTAATTCCCGACAAGCGTCTGCTTTGGCATCGTAATACCTCATATTTAGGTCATCATTTGCTTCTGCATAGAAATCACGTTTACTTAAATATATTTCTTGCTTTGTAGAAATCAAATTAGTGAATACAGATACATTGTATTTCATCGGTTTCGCTGGCATTATATCGCTTAGACTTTTCACTGTATCGTTCATGTAAATACCCCTTTCTATTTTGAATGTACTCATGTTCACGATTTATTAATGTATTAACACGTTGTATAAAAGCTACTACCGTAACTTCTTCTTGTATTTTACCACTCATATCAGAGAATGTCAAGTCAATAATTGATTGAGGTATTTTACATTCATGCATAATATTATGAACCCCATCGTCTTCATAGAATAAAAGGACTTGTGTGCCATCATGTACTAGCCTTCCATGCCTCATTCCTTCCATGATACAATCATCATCAATATTATCAATGTCGCTATATATATCATACAGTGCTTGTTTTGTTTCAATACATGAGGAACGAAGAAATTCGGCTTTGTTGAATAGATAATCGAGATTCTTAATCGGTTTATTAGTTCTATAATGTTGATTGATTTGATTAATAATATCAAAATAATCGGAAAGGTATGAACTCAAACAAACCACCTCCAATACGTTTTTTGGGATTCGCAATATCATATGGAACATATTTAGAACCAATATTAATTTCAAGTGTACCCCACTCTACTGACATAAGTTCTATTTTGAATATCATTCCTTGTAACTCACTTGGTTCGTAATCGTTGATATTACGTATAGCAGCTGGTGATAAGAAATGAGCAACACCTTGTTGGTCTACATGTACTGTTCCATATATCCATTGACCATCTTTCTTAGCTCTAAATAGTGATTTCATTATTCTGGCAACTCCACATCTTCAATTACTGCTCTAACTTCTAATACATTAAGATACTGACCCATTAAAGATTTCTGCTTTCTTAGTAAGTCGATAGGGCAAGTTGGAGTGAATTCTAATTTGCCAGCATCATATTTTACCAACATTTTATGTAGTTTAGTATATTTATCTTTAAGTTCTACATATTCATTGATAAATCTTTGTTTGTAGTTATTTTGTTCGTTTTTATCCATTATTACCTCCAAATTCTGCAATTATTGCGATAAGAATTGGCAAAATCAAAATATATAATCCACAAGCAATTGTGCCAACAAATAACCATAAAACTGTTGTACCAGTTACACTAAATAAATTTAATAACCAACATACAGCACCAATGATAGTAAGAACAGACAAAACTTTAGCTAAAATAGCACATACTAGTACTGAAAATGTAAGTATTGATACGACTAAAATTATTAATGTGTTCATTGTAGTTCCTTTCTTACAGGTGTCTTAGGTTGTTTTTTATGAGATGTGAAATCACAAGATGTTTCTTTACAACCCTCACACATGCCCAAAATTTCTAATGTAAATAAATCTGGATATGCTTTGTTTAATTGTCTAAAAATTTCACGAGCAATCGCTTGATGTTCACGAGAGGCACGTTTGCATAATCGTTTAGGCAAATACTCTAACCACGCTCTAAGATTACCAGTAACAGTCATAGTAACATTTGTGGCTAGTGGTAATACATAAGCGGCAATTTGATATGGAATACCATCTTGAATTAGTAGTTGGTATTCTTGAATTTGTTTTTCAATAATTTTATTAATACAATCTGCCACTACTGTGTGATGTGGAATATCACCCCAATCATGTTCTTGCGAATCAAAATAACCACCATCACTGAAATCTGTACCACGTGTAGACTTGACAGTAAACGATAATTGTCTATGTCGTGTAATTTGTGCCAAACATTTCTGGCTCATTTCAATATCGAATGTAGCGTATGCATGCTCCAATAAAGATAAATGACCAGCTTTACACGCATTAATTAAAGATTTTTCTGTCGTATTAGAACCATAACACTTACTCATTGCATGTACTGGCAATTCTAATAATGTATTAGCTATTAATTCTACTTGCATTCTTTCACCTCATATTTTATCCATTGTCCATTCAAATTAAATTCTAATGTATTCCAATCAATTTCAGTCACTTCTACATCCCAATTTGGGTAATATTCGTCATCTGCATATCCATCTTCATCAAATACTACTTCCCATCTTTCGTTAAATTCAATATCAGTAACAAAAAAGTAAGTCTTATCTAATTCTCCATCCCAGTATTGAGGGATTGATTGACCATATACAACAGAACCGTACACTAAATTATCATTTTCATCTTTTGCTCTAAATAAATGTCCCATATTATTACCTTTCTATTTACTTACATTTGGTCCATATACATAAAATGTAACATCACGAACATCATTGAGATTTTGACGAATTAAATCATGGACTTTATCCCATTTTAATCCACCTAAACCGCAACCTAATTGTGGAACGGCAACAATAGAATTTTTAGGTATATCTTGACAACGATATTTTAATGAGTCTAAACCACGTTCGATATACGAATATTCAGATGGGTCTTTCCAATGTTTCTTAGTTGGAAAAAATAAAATAAATTTATCATCACCTGTTGGTACTTGCAAAATATCACCAATATCAAATTCACCAGACTTGCATATAGCTTGATAAATTCGTTCGGCTTGTGGGTATCTTCGTTTAACTTCAAGTGCTAATCCTTTACCAGATGTACCCATAAGATTAACTGGGTCTACAAAATAATTAGCATCAGAATTAAACATATTTCCTGTTTTATAAATAATCATATATCCTCCTTCCATGCTTCTATGATAGCACAAAGAGGGGTCGGCTGTCAACCCCTCGCTGAGCATGGCTACCGCACTGGGCAATGACCATCTTCACATTCTCCACTTTCATCAATTTCAAAATCTTTACCTACAGTTTGTAGTTCAAATTCATATTTATTGACTAATTCTGGGTCAAGTGGAGCCATTTTAGATTTTAATTCTAAGTACTGTTCTTTAGTGCATTCTTCATAAGGCATTAACGGATAGTAATCTTGATTTAGAGACAAGAATGAAATACCTACTACACAATCCCAATTTTTATCTAACCAATCTATTACATCGTCCCATTCATTATCTTTTACAGTAACAGTAATTGATGTATTATGGTCCACGTAACATGTTTGCATCATCTTATATTGTTCTAATTGTTCAATAGCCGATACATTATATTTCGTAATAGTAGATTTAGATTTACAAGGGAATGTAATTACTTTTGTATTACCATCATCACCTTGACCAACTTCATTATCAATTTGCCAACCATCTAAATATTTAACAGCTTGGTATAATGGAGAGTTAGTAGAGATACGTACACGTCTGAAATAATATGGAGCATGATTATAATGAACACCAGCAGAGCAACTACTAATTAATCCACCTGTACCATCTGGTTGTACTGTTGTATACAATACAGGGTGAGGACGATGGTTTTTATCTGCGTATTCATTAGCCGCATCGTTAATCCACATTTTCATTAATACAAGTAATGTTTCTTGTTCTTCTTTCGTTAAATTACTAGCTACAGCATCTTGCCAACCTGTAATAGAGCAACCAATTAAACGGTCTCTATGGTGAATATCACTCCAACCTTCTAATTCTAATTCAGGTTCAGTTAAACGATAACAAGCACGAGCAGATAATTTACATGCTTCTTTAAGCTGAGGTATCATTACATTACCACGTTCATCAATAAACTTAGATACGTTAATATTAGTAAGGTTACATACTGCTTTAGATGGTAATAAAATTTCAGCACATTGTCCAGTCATAACACCATTGAAAATACCAGTATGATTTTTATTTTCAGTAAAACAATATACTGTTGGACAATTTCTAATATATTCAATAGATGTGACGTAAATAGCTTGGCTATCATTACTATTTGGATAAGCATCTAAATGAATATAATGAGTTGATAAACCCAAATTAATTAAACGTCTAACATACCAAGCAGAAATAATTAATTTATATGTAGGTTGGCAATAATATACTTGGTTATCATCAGGACCACCTTCAACTGGCACTTTACGATAACCGCCTTCATGCATTAAATGAATAGAAGCATGACAACCTAGTGTATTTAACAGACGAGAAATCTTAATAAGGAATTCTTTGTCAATAGACGGAATAGCAACAGAGCCTTCACTGAAATGTACGCATCCAGTACTATCAAGTAGACCAGCTAAGTAACGCAATCTATGATATACTGCGTCCCCAACATCTGGTACAAGATATTTAGATAGTTGTTTAGGCAATAATACTATATCACGTTCTAACCCTTTACTAATCGTACATCCAGATGAATTGCTGAATACATCTACTAATTTACGTTTTTCACCATACAAGTAAATCAAAGGTTTATTTTGTATACCATCACCAGCATAATATCCGTGAATATATGGGTCATAATCTTCTGCATAATAGATACCCATAGCACGTTCATCTGCTTCAACTACAGGGAATTCCCATCTTTCTAGTTTGTCGCCAATACATAATTCACGAGCTTCAATGCGAGAACCATCTTGCATCACAAATTTATGGTAATTAGTACATTCTAATTCATTACCATTAGAAAATTGAATTCTCATCATAGGTTGGTCATAACCAGTTACTCTAGGTGTTACAGGGCTCCAATCATAACCATTCCATACTGTTACATCTTCGTCAACAACGTCTTTAATTTGAATATAACCATATTCTTTAGTTAAGATTTCTGTAGTACCAGTTACACATGGATTACATATATCAAAATCTTCACGACGCTTTTTAGCAGAAGCAACATTAATAAAACCCGGTTCTCCTGTTTCTTTAATAGACATCATTAACTTACGTAAACCTTCTTTAGAAGGCTTTTCTTCTAAATACATAGAGTTATTAGACATATAACGGAAGTAATGTTCTGGGTCTAGGTTTTCCTTAGCGTGTAGCATTTCTTCATCATCAGGACTAAATAGGATAAGTTCTGCTGTTCTGCGTGTACCACCTGCAACTACATTTTGCCCAACAATATTACACATATCGGCAACATTCAATGGACGTAATTTACCATCTGTGCTTTCTTTGACAATAATTTTATGAAGCTTTTCAAACATTTCTTTTAAAGATGCATAGCCACTTGCATAACCACCGAATGTTTTAAGTGGTGCACCTTGAGGTCTAATATAACTGTAATCAATAGAAATAGATGTAGTTACATTATCTGTCATAGTAGTAAGATATGCAGTTAATGCTTCACACCAACCTTCTTTACTATCACCTACTGTAATGATAACACTATGACCATAGTTAGATACTTTTGTATGCTCTAATGTTGTACCTTTAGGAACAGGAGTTTTAACGTGATATAACTTTTTAGTTGTATCAAACTGAGGTAATTTTGCAATATCTTCTTTCAATACACGACAACCAACACCAGTACCTACCATTAACAAATAAAATAATTCATGAAATGCATGAATACTATCCATCGTAATACCAGAACAATTATACGCCGCTAATGGTGTTTTTTCTAATGCTTCAGTACCACCCATCCATAACATACGACCAGAAATACGTTGTCGTAAATTAAACATATTATCAAACAATTCTTCTGGTTCACCGTCTGCCGTAGGCAAATAAGAACAATTACCATTAATAGCACGAGCACACGTTTCTTTCCATGTTTCGCGACGATTTTTGTCTGGCAACCAGCGAGAATATGTACGAATATAAACAAACTTAGCTAACTCGTCCATACAATCAGGGTAATCAGGGTATTTATCCAAGAATTCTTGAGTTAATTTATGTTTACTACGTTCCATATCACGTTTTGTTTTGTATTCAATATAATTAACAGCGGCATCAGTATAACCATCATCAGTTAATTTACGAAAAATAATATTTTCTAATTGTTTAATAGATATAGGTTCTTTTGCGTCTTTAATAATATCCCATACATATAAAGATACTTGGAATGGTTCTGCTAACATAGTTGGTTCCATAACAAGATATGTTGCAAACATTGCCTTCTCTACTGCACGCTCAATTTTTTGACCTAAATATTCTTCTGTTGTTCCATCACGTTTAATTACTTGCATCTTCCACCTCGTCATATAATAATTTAAAAATTTCTTTATCACATGGGTATTGTTCGCCATTAACACCAATGATGATTCTATCACCTTTGTTACAACGTACAATACCATTTAATGTAAATACCATTTCGCCAAGTTTACTTTCACGGAAACGAAGCTTATTTGGTTTATGAACACAATCAAACCACTGAAATCCTTTATCTGGACCAACATAATCATGTTCAATATCCGCAATAATTTTAGATATAGAATATGGTGGTCTATGCGACAATAAAAATGTACATAAGGTAGTCATGATTGTTTTAGGCAAATACATAATCTTTCCATCAATACCGTCGCCAAAAATGTGGAGATTGCCATCTAATATAACAAAATCAGTAAAACCTTGGTCTTTCATTTGTCGTAATAATCTTACTATATTTTCTTCTTGTGCTATTATCATTTCTTTTTCTCCTGTTCTTTTAGTTCTTTAATTTCATAATATGCACGTTGAGCATAAAATTGTGTCCATAACACATTAAACAAGATAATACATAACATGATTTGAATACCATGAGGCATATCCAAATTCAACATTGACAAAACGATAGATATAAAACCAAAAACAAAAATGGCAATGAATTCACCTAACGTATCTTTGTTTTCTTTACAGAAGTTGATAATTTTCTCTTTCTTACTTTCGGTTGTTTTTCGCATATTGTTACATCCTTTTCACTATACCATTTGGATTTACTACCAAATACTGAATAAAAATATTTATCCTTCTTTGGGTCATATTTAACTAAACCAACACGTATTTCACCATCAGGTGTATTAATATGTGTTCCTAGCTTAATCTCTCTATTTTTAGTACTCATATTTTCCTAACACCCTACCATTATACGTTAAAACTAATGCTTTCATTTGTACAGCATCACATAATAGATACACTTCTTGATTATTGACCATACTTAATAACATTGCCTGTTCTGTACAATATTGTATAAATGCATTTTCGTATTGTGATACCACTTTATACTCTCTTAATGTCATGTATGTCCCACCATCTTTTCATGTACTACTGTTCTGTTTTGTCTACATACATTTTCATAAACAAGTTTACAATCAAAATAAATACGCTTCAGAAAATCTATTTGTGTTTGTACCAACCTTTGTTTGTATTGTATATCAGCATAATTGCTCCATGCTTGCAATACGGTTGGGTCAGATATGGCAATACGGTCTCCCTCTGTTACCTTATTAGAACTTTCTCTACTTACTGTAGCTTGCGTAGCCTTAGCAGTCTTTTCTAAATTGCTTAATAATTTAAGTAATTCATGAGACAATTCCTCAAAACTTGGCAACAAGAGAGACGACTCTTTCATTAAATAAAATGCAGTCTCAGCATCATTATCTTGTAGTGTTCTATACATATCACTAATTTCATCAGATAATTCTTTAATGTCTTCGTATTGCACCATAATTACGCCTGTGGTCTTTCTTTAAAATAACTAGGTCGAGTACATACATCTAAATCTACTGTCAGATGTTTAATTAATTGCTGTGCGTCCTCTTTGTTAGTAAACTTAGCAATAACTTCTGTACGACCGTTAGTTAAAGAACCTTTGACATTATAACCTAAAATAAGGTTTTTATCTTCATCATCATATACAGCTGAAATGAAGATGGATTGACAATCTAAAATTTTATCAAATGTTTCGTTAATTACTTTCATCGGCTTCACCACCTTCTCTTTTCTGAATTTCATTTAATGCGTCAAGTGTCTCACATACTAACAATTCAGCAATATCTTCACGACCAGTTGCTTCCGTTAAAATATTAATTGTAGCCGCATTGGCTGTAGCAATTACTTTTAACAATGTACCAGACTGTGCAATATTTGTATCAAATGTTATAATTTCGTCTTCACTTAACATAATATTAAAGTATTTCTTCTCTTTTGATTGCATTGTATAACTCCTCTTTAATAAAAAATAATCTAGGTAAATATGGTCTACTAATTACAACCATATCACTATTATCTTGATTAAAATATTTTTCAATTTTTTTAAGACCTTTAGGTTCTTTAGGAATTGCATCACCAAACTCCACCTTATTGATTAACGCTTCAAATAAATCTTGACGTAACATATAAGCAAAACCTGTATAATGGATAGGACCATCTTCAGCTTTCTTATATAATCCATCTGTATTTACATCACGTTTACTCTCAATGGTATATATTTTATCTCCAATATCCCACTTCAAATCACCTGACATACGTTTAGCTATTTCACTATCTCCGTAGCCTTTAATAGCATTTGTTAGTTTAAAGGCACCAGAAGCAGGTACCGCATGTACTGTAAGATGTAGAGATTGTAAATATTTAAGCAAATCATTTTCTGCTTTTCTACCGTTACGACGGTTAGCCTTGCCTCTCTTACTTGCTGTAGTCTGCTTCTTAACCTTTTTTGCTAACTTATATTCAAGTTTTTGTTGTTCTTGACGAGGTGATAAAATATTAGGGTTTTTAGGTTGATACAAATTATAGTTATCGCAATACCAACAACTATCCTTTGGAACCTTGCAATTTGTCTTTACTTTGCATTTCGTCAATCATCAAACTCCCTAATACACAATAAACAATAATATCATGTAATCGTTCTTGAGCATCAGGTAGGTCAAGTCCATGTTCAGCTAATGCTAAATCATGTTTACCTTTATAAACCAACATAGCTTCAAACATAGATTTTACGCTACCATCACCATAAACAAAACCAGCTTTGCGGAAAGCAGATAGAATATCTTTACCATTAGAGTATTGTTCACTTTTCTTTACGAATAGGTCGATAATCGTATTGAGTTTATTAGTAAAATCTTTAGTTTCCATTAGAGTTCCTCAGCTACTGCTAACAACATTGCTTGTACTTCTTCTGGTAAATCTTCAAATGAAACTTCGCAACCATTAGTATCATAGCAAATACCTAATTCACAATCACATTCAAATTCATCGTCATCATCTTCGATAGGTTCACCAGTGAATGCATCATAACCAGCTTCATTAGGGTCTTCATATACTGGTTCATTTTCAATATCATCAAGTGTTTTTTCAAGATGAGACAACATTACGTCCATAAATTCTTCTGTATCTAAACCAAAATGTTGTGCGATGATACTAGAATAAATAACAGTCAACTCTTGAGGTGTAATACCATCAATATCAACTTTATAACCGTCTTTGTTTGTAATTACTTTTAAATAACCTTTACTGAATTCCATGTGCTTTCCTTCCTTCTTCACAAAAATTCCATACATTACAATAATCTTTACATTTTCTACCGCCCCATGTTTCTCGATGTCTACATGGAGGAGGTAATACGTTATGTTCTAACGCATATATTAAGTCCTGACTTTTCTTTCTCATATATCTTTCGACCCAAATATCTGAGATTTTATTAATCGGGACTAAATAACTTGGCTCTGTAATACCACGGCTAGTTGCCACATGAGTATTACCGTCACGCACTAAAATTTGACAGCACATATTAGCTACTGGTAAACCGAGTTTATTCTCAATCTTCATACGATAATCATTTAGCTGTACTGCTAAGTCAAATCTTAAATGCGGACCGTCTTTGTATAACACATTAATGGTTTTCTTCTGACCTTTCTTTTGTCCAGATTTATAGATATAGTCAGTTTCTTCTTTCTTCATGTAATACCCAAGAGTATGAGCTGCTTTATAACTACCATATGTCTTAGTATCAACTAATGTTCCACCATTTTCTGGTGTGTAATAGTCAAATGCACCAGTTGAGTAATCATCTTCAATACGTATTTCAGCAACTTCACCGTTAGCATTAATAGCATGACTTTCTAAACCACCATGTACTTCTGTACCAAATAACATAAATACAGAATCTTTAGGTGAGATATGATAATTTTGTGTGAGTTCTAAAAAAACTTCACGAGTACCTTTGAGTAACTGTGTAGTAGATGGCTTACCTGTCCATTTACGTTGTTCAGAAATAGCACGTAATGTTTGTAAACTCATACATCTACCAGCAGGTACCCAAGGTTCTCCATTACTATCATACTCACCACATAATCTACATTTAGAAAGGCAATCTTCTATATTTGTTAATTCTCCATCAGGGCATTTATATAATGTATATGGCATTTCAAATCACCCTGTCTTAATATTCAAAATCTCTTGGTCCAACTGTCCAACAAGAACCAAAATCAATATAATTACGATTATTACGACGCATCCATTCTAATTGTGAGCCTGTCGGACCATAACATGGCTCATCAAAAGTTCTTTTGTATGGTTTTTCTTGATATTCTTCTTGAATTGATTTTATTTCTTCCATAATATCCTCCTTATATTATATATAATAACATATTAATTGTCAGTTGTCAACACTTCTTCTAATCGTGAAGTATTCACATCATATTTTAATTCAAACATTGGCGGACCATTCATGCCATCACGAGCTTTCTCTACTTTACAACGTGTAATATTACGAAGTTCCTGCTGTTTTTCTAACGATAAATTAGGTGCCCTATCAGGTCTCCATATCATTAGAATATAGTCAGCAGATGCCTCCAAATCGCCAGTCATTCTTAATTGGTTCATTGTAGGTTCTTCGTATGTATTGCCACTACGATTAAGCTGTGATAACATTGTAAAAATAACATTGTATCGTTTTGCAATACCTTTCATCATTAAGGCTTGTTCGCTTGCACCATCGTAATCACCTGCACCTTTTAAGTATGTAAAGTAATCTACAACAATAACATCAACTCCACCTTCCATAATATTGCGAGTATTAACTGTATTAATATAACGCTCAATATCATGCATAGATAAATTATTTTCATCTACAATATACAATTTTTTACCTATTTTGTCAAGTACTTGATTGACCAAAGGGTCTCCTTGTATAATGAGTTCTTTGACTTCTGATATACGTTTTTTCAGTATTTTGCATACAATACGTTCCATAATTTTTCCACGTGGCATTTCTAAACTAAAAAGGACAACATTAGCTTTATTCTGAACTATTTGCCGTAATATATACTCAATAGCTATATCAGTCTTTCCCGACGACGAATATGCCCCTATCAAAAATACTTGACCCTTTGATATACCACTAATACAATTATCTAATAATTGGAAACGTGTTGGATATGTACCACGTTTGTAAATATCTCGTAATTGATTAAGACTACTGGAAGCATCATGTAATGTTTCTAATAAATCTTGTTCAGATGATACACCACTATCAAAATATGCTTTTAAGTCAGATACATCACGTTTCCAAATTTCACCTAATGCTTGAATAGCTTCTGCCCTAATCATAGGAGAACGTATTGTTTTAAGAAATGCTTCTGCTACAACATATTGTTCTTCAATAGTTTTGTATCGTTTTACTAATTGTTTAATAACAAAAATATCAATATGTTCTGTTGGTAAGTCAGCAAGTTCATAGCCTGCACACAACAAATCATTAATATCTTTACACTCTTCTGGCATAATTAATACACGTATATTGGCTTTTGGAAGCATAGATTGGAAGTGGTCTCTAGTTCTTGGTAAATGTTTAACACCAGCTTCATCATTATCTGGACAAATTACAATCGTAATTTCTTTACGAATAAAACCTGCCAGCTTTCTTATTTGGTCCCTATGTAATTCACTACCACAATAAGCTACTGTAGGTTCACCCATTTGATGACCACTAATAGCATCCATATATCCTTCACATAGATATAATCTATCTTTAATTTTCTTTCTCGCTAAATCGAGATTAAATAAGAAAGATGACTTTTTATATAGAATGCTATTTGGTGTGTTTTTATATTTAGGCTTCTTGTTAAATTGTCTAATTGCCATACTTACATATTGACCGTGTTCATTCCTTAATGGAATTGTTAAACAATCAGAATGGAAACCCAAATTAAAATCATTAATAGTACTATTCGTTAAACCACGTTTAGCTAAGTACTCGCCAATAGCACCTACATTTTTATGATACATATCTGCTTCTCTAGTGAAACGCATTTCTTCACTAGCTTCAAGTTGGTACTCCTTATTATCCTTTAAACTAATATTACACTCTTTAGCTAGTATTTCTGTAGCTGCACGATAACTAACTTTTTCTTTATCAGATAAGAAATTAATTACAGAGCCACCACATTCACAACTAAAACAATAGAATGAATTTGTATCAGGGAATACAACTAACGTCTCAGATGTATCATCACTTTCGTGTAAAGGACACTTGCCTTTCCAATATCTTCCACTTTGGTGTAAATTAGTGTATTTGCCAATGAAATCTATAATATCTACTTGTTGAATTATAGTTTCTGTAATATTCATATACACCTCATAAATTTAATACATCGTCTAGGCTATAACCATCAACACGTTCCACTTTTACTGATTTCATTTCTTTCTCGTGATATTTTTTAATACGATACAATCTATACTGTTCAGCCTCGTGATACACATCTGTTAATGTCATAATGCTTTTCTTTGGCTTATCCTCTAGGTATCGTAATAATTTATCAAGAGTATTTTCGTCTTGTTTATAAAAGTGTGCCCTTAATTTAAAATAGGAGGGGTTGAACCTCCTATTAATAAATATCGGTTCAGTAGAACATTTCTCCATGTATAACCTAGTTATTCTGTCAAAAATGTTAAACTTCTTAGCCATTACATCACCGCATATGAAATATTATGAGGACCCTGAATTTGAATACGTTCTAAAAGACCATCTTCAACCAAGACTTTAATAGCACGCCATGATGTGATACGACTTAATCCAGTAGCTTCTGCAATCTCACCAGCTGTTAATACGATAAACTTTTTGCCAGCTAATGTATACCCACGGTCGTTGGCTTCTTGCCTAATATAACCATGTACTAGAGCGACCGACGGTTTATATTTATGAAATACATTAAGGTCAATGTTTAAATTATCAACCATTCAATTCACCTAATCTTTCTTGACAAGCTTTCTTAGTATCTGCACTAAACTTAGATTGTTCTACTACCCAACGCAAATAATGTATATCACTTACTTCAGAAATCGCTTTATTCGCATATTTACCTTGTGTAAATGTCGTAGCAGGTGTAGCCGTACTTGTTTCTCTTGAGTCATACAACTCAACGTCCGTGCCTTGTACTTGTGCCCCTGTGAAACCTTTAGGTAAAGCCCAAATAGGCAAATTAGGAGGGTCAAACCGATTATAGTCTCCAAGTACTACCCAGCTTTCTTTTAAATTATATAGATAACGACCAATACCAAACTGTACAGCCGCACGTTTCATACTATCAGAAATACCACCTTTAATAGGTTCAATCTTTGTATTGCTTGCACCATCTTCACGTGTTAATGTACGCCATCCTAATTCATCACCAGTATAAATAACGATATTTAAACGACAAATCATACCATGTTCCCCACCAGCATCTACTGGTCTGAACTCTGGGAACCAATTACCCACACCAACTACTTGGTCAAGACGTTCCATAATCGCACGATTAGTTACATATGGTAATACCATTGCTTTCTTTCCATCTTTAGACTTTTGTCCAATTCTCCATTGGATATCCTGTGGAGGAAAAGGTTCTCTTAGTTGTTCAAAAATTTCTTCTACTGTTTTTTCTTTCATAGTATTATCCTTTCTTAAATAAAATAAATATTCGGGGAGGCTATCCCCTCGTGGACAACCTCAGTGTAGCACGGCTCGGTCAGGCGGTCAAGCGGTTTACTGAGCAGGCATCGACCACCACCCCATCCCTAATTCGTAGTGCGTATACATTACCCTTGGTAAACATAGTAAAATCAACTTCAAATGTTACTAATTTTTCTACACCTGTAGGTGTTTGCACCGTTAAGAACGCATATGGTTTACCTTTCTTAGTTTTCCGTGCTGTAACAGATAAAATAATGGCTGGTTTAACATTTCCTACACAAATACTTGTATCGTATTCATCAAAAATACTATGGAATGTATAACCTAATACAGATAATTCCATTGCACCTTTACTTAGATTATCTTTATGATTTGCATCAAATACGTATGCACCTTTAGATTTACGTTTATCTTTTAGCCATTTAATATATTGTATGTAATCATTTCTATCACCGCCATCATCAATAGCACCACTATAAATTAAACCTTTGAGTTGTGTCATATTCATTGTTTGGTTGAGTTCTAAAAATGCTTTACCACGCTCAAGTTTAAATGCGTGTAAATTACTACATCCTGCTATAGCACCTAACCCTAAACATACAATATTTTTACCTGTAGTACATTTTATATTACCATATATATCAGGTGGTATAATATTAATACCATGTTTCTTGGCATCATTAATAAACACTGATAGCTTTTCTTTATCTCCAAAATTCATATCAAGAATAGATGCATAATAAGCTTCTGGGTAATGAGCTTTTAAATATGCACATCGCCATGCAGTTAAACCATATGCTGCACTATGACCTCTGTTAAATACATAAGAACCACAAGCAATCATTTGTTCTGCAATAGGACGAATAACATCTTCACTAATACCATTCTTGCCTGCACGCTCAACAAACTTATCAACAGCTGTATTAATTTTATCCAATTCTTTACGACCAATAATACGTCTAAGAGTATCAGCTTCACCCATTGTATATCCAGCTAATGCTTGTACAATTTGCATAATTTGCTCTTGATATAAGATAACACCTTCTGTATCTTTTAGAATTGGCTCAAGTAATGGGTGTAAATATTTTACAGGCTCTTTACCCTGCCTACGTGCTATAAATACTTTATCCATTCCTACATCTAATACTCCCGGTCTTCCAATAGCTACAGTATCGACTAAATCATATACACTTTTAGAATGAATATTAGTAACGATGTTAGTCATGACATCAGACTCAATTTGGAATATACCAGTAGTATTACCAGATTGCAATAATTGTGCAGTCTTGTCATCTTGTAAAGGGATGGAATGTATATCGCAATCTTTTACACGCTTTAACACATCGTCAATAATATCTAATGTAGCTAACCCAAGAATATCTAATTTAAGAATACCTTGCTGTTCTAAGATATGGAAATCTTCTGCCGCTACGTATTGCCCATCTTGATATTCAATAGCACACCATTGAGCAGGGTCGCTAGGGAATACAGCTACTGCACTAGCATGAGTGCCATAGTTTACTAAACGATTAACTACTGTACTAGCCATTTCTCTAACTTCTTTATCTCTAATATCACCAATATCGTTGATATTTTTCGATATAGCAGTCATATCAGATGCTTTTCTTCCAAGTACTCTACCTGCGTGTTGTACTGCTGCTTTAGGTCCTAAGAAACCAAATGTACGTACAGGATAAGCATAACCATATTTATCTTGTACATATTCAATAATTTCTTGCCGTCTACTTTGTTGGAAATCACAATCTATATCTGGGTTGGTAACACGCTCAGGGTTAGCAAATCTTTCAAATACAAGGTTATATTGAATTGGGTCAATTTCTGTTATCCCCATTAAATATGCAACTAAACTACCGCAAACAGAACCACGACCTGCACCAGTTCTCATACCATTTTGTTTTGCCCATTGTAACATATCATGGATAATACAAAAATAATTGTTATAATTAAGCTGATTTAATACGGATAATTCATGTGTTATTTGATTAACGTATACATCCTTATTCCCTTTCTTTGCAATACGATGTAGTTTATATCCATCTGCACAATGGTCTCTTACGTATTTAGCAGGGTCTTTGACAGGAAATACAGGATAATGATTTTCACCAAATGGTATTTCTACATTACATTTATCAATAATCTTGCCAACATTATCATAGTATTCTTGGTTTGGAATTACTTTCTTAAATTCGTCAATAGTCCACATATGGTAATCACGACTACCATAATATTCTAACATATGATTATATTCTTCTTGGTATTTTTCTTTAGCTTTTTCGGTATAAGCATCATCAATTTGTGCCTTTTTATCGGATAACGTTCTATCTAATAATAAGAAATCACGATGAGCTTGCATTTGTTCTGGATAAGCATAATGACTATCACCAGTAACGATGATAGGAATATTATATTGCTTACCAAGTTCTTCTACAACTTTATTATATTCCCATTGTAATGGAAAGTCATGTGGCTGTACTTCTAAATAGAAATTATCTTTAAAAATATCAGTCATGATTTCAATAAACTCATCTCGTAATAATTCATTACGTAATGGACCAGCTACACAAGCAGTACTTACAATAATACCATTACTATATTGCCGTAAAGCATTATAATCAATCAATGGCTTGTAATAGTGGTGATAAGCACCAAATGTAGACAATCTACGTAAATTATATAAACCTTCTGTATTTTTTGCCAACAAAATAAGATGGTAATTATCACGTGTTTTAATATCTAAATCATATGAAAAATATGCTTCCATACCAAGAATCGGTTTAATACCAGCTTGTTGACAAGCTAAATAATGAGAAGTTAAACCTGATGTAGTACCGTGGTCTGTTAAAGATACAGCTGAATATCCTATTTCTTTAGCACGTTGTATGCGTTCTTCTAAAGATGAATATGCATCACGCCTACTATAAAAGCTATGACTATGTAAATCTGTAAAATTCATATATTTACCTCATATTTTTCTACATCACAATGATTTTGAATAATATTGCAAATCATATAGCGGTATATAGAATACTCATATTCTTGAATTAATTTTTTAAGTTCAGCCACTTCACTTTCACATACCCTAGAGCTTGGCATTAATATTTTTTCAATGTGTCCAGTATATAGTGCAAGTGGTACTATACTTTTTTCAACTATCCTAATTTGAGATTCTTCATTATTATTTCTAAAATAATAGTATGCATATGGACTTGACATTGAAAACCCATTTAACATAGGGTGTATCATAATTTTTTTGATAAACATACCATTACTGTCTTTATCGTATGAGATTTGTAATATTTCATGGCTAATAGATTTAATAAAGTCTTTTTCGCCTAGTAAAATAGTTTTAATCGGTAAAACAGGTTCCGATGCTTCGGAAATATCAATAATTAAATAATTACCATATTTTGATAGTGAAACAAAATACGCATTGCTATCATTATTTGATATATTTTTCATGTATTGAATACATTCTTCACGTTTATCATCGCTAATATCTACAGGTATTTTGTGTATGATATATTTGCTCATATTATACCTCCTTTAATATAGTATATCGTATTATACTAAATTTGTCAAATAAAAAAGGACCCCATAAAGGGGTCTATTAAGTGTAACGTATTACGAAGTGTAATTCAATATTACGCTGAGTAATGTTATTCTTCTTTGTTTTATAT